TTTTAGTTGATTGACTGTAGATTTAAGATAATAACGTTTAAAGTCTTTTTCGTTATGAAAATTTGCAAGAATATTTCCATTTTGAATCTTACTCATCATAATTGAATTCTCAGATCCTTCAGGAACTGATAACTCTTCAGGAACTGATAACTCTCCAGGAATAGCTACACGATCAAAATAGTCACCCAACTTTTCACCATAATTAGGTTGCGGGATGAGTTTTTTGCAGTTAGCAAATGTTGATACTGCATTATTATTACGCAAAGCAAATGGACATGTACCAGTAATATTTACAAGATTAAAATTATTATTACAAAAAAGTTTCGTAAGTCCCTCTGGAAGTCTTGGCAATGAAGTTAGTTGATTATGCTGACAATCAAGTTCCTCAAGTGTATTAGGAAGTGATGGTAATGAAGTTAGTTTATTCATTGAACATTCAAGGTAATTAAGTCCCTCAGGAAGTATTGGCAATGATGTTAGTTGATTATTTGTACAACTTAATTTAGTAAGTCCCTCAGGAAGTATTGGCAATGATGTTAGTTGATTTCCACTACAATTTAAAGATTTAAGTTCATTAGGAAGTGGTGGTAATGAAGTTAGATTACTGTACTCGCAATAAAGAAGTTTAAGTGCATTTGGAAGTTTTGCTAATGAAGTCAGTCCATTTCCACCACAATTTAAAGATTCAAGTCCCTCTGGAAGTGGTGGTAATGAAGTTAGTTTATTAGCTACGCAACCTAAAATTTTAAGTGTTTCAGGAAGTGGTGGCAATGAAGTTAGTTGATTAGATCCACAGCTAATTAGAGTAAGTTCCTGAGGAAGTGATGGTAATGAAGTTAGTTGATTCGTATGACATATAAGAATTTTAAGTGTTTTGGGAAGTGATGATAACCAAGTTAGTTGATTTTCTTCACACGATAAAGTTTCAAGTCCATCCGGAAGTATTGGCAAAATATCGAGTTTATTAGATCTACAATTAAGAATCGTAATTCCTTTTGGAAGATCTGGTAAATGACTAATGTTTAAATTTTCTATCGATAATGTAGTATTTTCATCCAAATAATACTGCTGAATTATAGATTTTAGTTTAGATGTATTTGGTCCATAGCTTGTATTTTTATCATTTTTTTTCTTAAATAATTTAGAAACCTTAAACATTGTATCTTCTACTTAGTATTTAACTATTAGGCGGAGCCCTAAGCTAAAGAAAAGACAATTAAATGAAATAAATAATAAACTCAGGATATTTGTAGAAATTTGGGATCAACATCCAGATCAGAAACGTGAATTGCTTGAACTAATGCGTGAATATGATGCTGCAGATGATATGATGGGAGGTAAACTTCCAGAGAGATCCAATAAAAAAACTAGAAAGAACAGAAGGTTCTAACGTCACTTGAGACTAAGTAAGAATATTAATTAAGAAGAATGTTGCTTAAAATTATATATCGCATTCATAAGACGAAGAATTTCTTTAAGATCTGTTTTTAGAATTTCTACATCGGATCGTAAATCAACTAGTTCTTTAAAATTAATGTTAATTTGCGGCGTTACAGAAGTTGTTTGATACTGTGAGATTAATTTCATCTTTTTTTCAGAATCATTTATCTTACCTTTTTTAACAATTTCTTTATATAAATCACTATTTTTGTATTCATCATAGCCTCTTGCTTGATTATTATTAGTGATAAGACCAAGATTCTTTAATTTATATGAAATACTTCCAGGTGTTCTGCGATGAATATTACCCATTTCAGTAATTGTCATCTCTTTAGTTTGATATTCAGTTCGGATCTCTTGAAGTTCACTATCACTCCAACTCTCCTTTTGCCTGTTGTAATATTCAACAGAATTCATTTATTAATGTTTGGTTAATGTAATTACATTATCAATTTTTTATTCAAGTAGTTGATTATTCTTCTCAACTGCTAGAATCCACTCTTTGAATCTTTGGGGTCCAAGAGCCATAAGATGTTCAGTACAATATTTCTCTGTAATATTATATTGACCTTTATAACGAATCTCAATAAATCTTTTACCTTTCTCTAGGACAACTAGGTGCGTGTCAGTCTTGCTGAAGTTAATATCTACCTGGGGCTGTGGCTGCGGAACAGGTACAATCGGTGCTACTGGATTTGGTCTAGGTACAGGTGCAGGAGCTGGAACAGGAACAGGTGCTGGAGCAGGAACAGGTGCTGGAGCAGGAACAGGTGCTGGAGCAGGTGCTGATGCAGGAACAGGTGCTCGTGCAGGAACAGGTGCGGGTGCTGGAGCTGGAGCAGGTGCGGGTGCTGGTGCTGGAACAGGTGCTGGAGCTGGAGCTGGAATAGGAACAGGTGCTGGAACAGACGCCTTCCACTTCTTATGTTGATGATTGATGAACTGGTTTCGTAGGAATTCTACTGTCTCATAAAGATTCTTCTCAATCTGATTTTCTTGAAGTTTGCTCTTATTTGTTAGCACTTTGAATGCATTATCCATTTCATCACTCGCTGTAAACTTTAGCAGAAAGTGACAATTTACCATAAATGGGCGTTTATCATAATCTCCCTGGTCAGGGCGAGCAACTGGAAAGTGTGCATTTATCTTAGAATTTCTCTGAATATAAATACCACTCAATAACTCTTGATACTCCTTGTTACTATCTTCAGTAGAAGGGATAGCCAAATTCATCAGCTTAAGATCATCCTTCTGAATCTCAAGCCACTTATCTGAATATGCACAGATTAATGTAAGTTCTCCAATCTTTTGCAAAGAATTAATAGGAGCTTCAGGAAAATTCTTGTATTTACCAGTCTTAGAATTGAACCTTCTGCACTGCCACACGGCGTCTTCACAGAAGTACACAGACTTCTGCCCTGATACCTTATCAGCACAATACTGCAGACGAATCTCACGTTTGGATTGAGGAAGTATCCTCTTTAACACAAGAGGATCAATAGGAATCACCTCTAATTCCTTACCTGCCTGATTTATAATGCTGATCTCACTGCCACTCAATAGATTCTGGTGGTAGTTACAACCAAGCGTGTAGAGCAAGCTATCACGAATAACTGTAGTATTAACCATATCAACAAGCTCCTTAAATACAGTTTGAGCACACTCAATGATAATAACAGTACCCTTCTTAGCAGGATTAATCGCATACTTCTGCCATTTAGGAAGATTTGGAACCGTAATATCACCTGACTTTATTACAAGTTTATTTGTCTTAATCGACTCACTGTAATCAATTGAAGCCTGGCTAAGGCCTGCGTTAGGAATTTCCTTAACTTCCTCCGATTTGGAGATTGTCAGTACAGATCCTTTATTCTGTGTAAAATGCGACCTAGCGTGAGCACCGCCGATACCAAAGCGACCATCCTTAGTTGCAGATGGATCACTGCGATTATGTAGGATATGTGCATTCTCAAGTGCTTTAAGAGTCATACCTCCACCATTATCACTGAAGACTAGTGTGGGTGGACTTGTAGAGGGATCAAGAGTAATAAGAATCTTCTTGGCCCCGCTACCAAATGAATTGTCAATCATCTCGCCGATATTATCCTGAGTTCTGAATCCAGTATCTAATAGGTTTAGAAGAAGACCTGAGATACTAACTGCTTCTGTCATTTGTAATTTTATACCTAATGAAAAAATGCTTACCATTCAATTTTTGCTTTAGATATGATAATGTATTAATCTTCTACCGACGTAATTTTCTTGTTAATATTCCACCACCTGAACTTTTATTTCTTTTTTTTGTATTTGTATACTTATTAGCAAATCTATTAATCCATTTGGTTATATATACAGCATATAACTCTGGGTGCTCTTCCTTCCACTTAGCCTCAAATTTCCAATACTCACTTGGATAGTTCAGGATCCACTGAAAAGAGAACCTCTTCTTCATCGGTAACTGCGTATTGCTAGTAGGTTTAAACTTTGCGTACTCCTCAGCGTGGACCACAGGACAGTACTCTGTCCATGCCTGCCACACTAGAGGCTGTCTCTTAAGATTATTTACTATATCTTTTTTATAGGATAATGGGAAATTACGATGAAAAAAATAATTCATTGTAGTATCCATTCTAATATATCTTATAAAAGGAAACTAACATCTACTTCCTATTCTTACGTGTCTTTCCACCACGTGCTAATCTCGGAAGCCCTCTTGCACTAGAGGAACTAGGATAAGGATATGCAGTATCATCACTTCCATAGGTGTAACCCGTTAGACGTGGCATACCGCTTGTCTGATAGTTCATTTCAAGCTGACCGGGTGATTCACCTCCAGGATATACGAACATACGGTGAGTTACGTATCCGTGTCCATCTGTCTTTGTAAATTCACGAATTCCAGAATTGGAATGACCAAAATCCCATCCTGGCATTGCATTCATTCCGTACGCATTTCTGTATTGGGACATTTCTAGTATAGTTTTTAGATAAAAAATAAGCTAAGCAAATTCAGGAAAAATACCAGGACCCGATGCCATAATAAGCATTTTAGGCGTTAACTTTTCTGGAGGCTTGTTGTACTTAAGTTTACGTGTCTGTTTAATTGTGTGCGGCCACTTATATAGTTTTTCATTCTTAAAAGTCTTTGAATAGAGAGTATAGAGTTCCTTTGTTGGTAACTTACCAAAAACCCAGGCATCTTTGCAAATCTTCTCTTTATAACCTGCTTTTAGACACTTCTTAGTAAATTGTCGGATAGAAGATTTTTTCATACTAGTAATAACTTGGATTTTTCTCAGAATGACCAGCTAATGCTGAAATATTCCTTTGAAGAGAACCACTCTAGAGCCTGCTTGAATTCATTATGATCCTTTTCTGACCAATCATAGGACTCTTCATCCTCTCCATCAAGATCCATAGAACTTTTTATATCTTTCCAATCTGGATATTTCTCTAGAAAGGCTGTAGTTGATATTGTGTTCATGGTATCGCTTCCATCAATATCTCTTATATAATAATGGAAGATATGCCCACGTTGCTTCAATCTTTCACGATAGTTTTCAGGAACAATAAAGTCTACAGGATCAAAAGGTTTTCTAGAGTTATCACTATTGTAAACATAAGGAAGTCCTGTTTTATCATCAATTAGAAGAGTTAAACCGATGTAAAGATCAAAGCCCATTGTATACCCCTTTATGTGAATCAACTGTTTCAATTTTAAAAGTTTAAATTTCGGTTGCTTCGATTAGACCGATGATTAATCATCAAACATATCATCAAGAACCATTCCTGCAAGCATACCTCCTACAATAGCAGTTCCTGTACTGATTCCTGGTTGCTGTGTGTAGACGGGTTGCTGGGTATACACGGGTTGCTGGGTATACACGGGTTGCTGTGTATACACAGGTTGCTGATAAAGTGCTGGATGTGTATACATAACAGGTTGTTGTGGGTAGACGCTTTGCTGTGTATACATAACAGGTTGTTGATAAACTGCTGGATGTTCTACATAAACTTGTTTCTGAGGTTCCGCATACGGTTGAACATAATTAGGTTCAGGATAAGGTGGTTGACGAGAAACAGCCGTTGTGCTAAAACAAGAACCCATTTTCTATAGTATTTTTATTTTTTATTAGTTCAGAGTTGGGATGCTGATTTTAAAAATGTTTGCGTGTCTTAGATCCACGCTTCTTATTTTTAGTTCGGTTCTTTCGTGTTGATTTTCTTCGGATTCCTCCAAATGAAAAATATTTATTAACAGGTGACTCATCTATATTCATCTTATTATACACTTGTGCAGTAGATCCAAATCCAGAATTAAATCCAGAGCTAGATCCAAATCCAGTGCTAGAGCCGGTGCCAACTCCTGATCCAAATCCAGAGGTAGAGCCATAACCACTACCAAATCCAGTACTAGAGCCGGTGCCAACTCCCGATCCAAATCCAGAGGTAGAGCCATAACCACTACCAAATCCAGTATTCTCTGGATTTCCAGTAATAGAAAATCCAAAATTGTTATTAACTTCTTTTGCTTCTCTTTTGGTATTTCTTTTTTGTGTAGTTGTCCAAAATTTCTCAACTTCACTCTGTAATTCGGATGCCTTTTCTCTTGCTCGGGATTCAGCTTGTTGAACTTGAGTTCTATTAAATCTATACGGATCTCTCGGATTATTAATACCTTCTCGCATCTCGTATGCAGAATAAGCCGGGTCGTAAAATGGATTTCTTAAATAAATAGATCTATTAATACTATTATTACTATCATTTATTACTGATCTTGTAACACGTCTAGGAAACTCTGGAACATCTTTAGTATTACTCTTATAATTGCTATTGATATTCATTTGAGAAGGAGGAACTTTATAATTAAAGGGACGTACAGACACTGTTGGATTAATTTGAATTCTGGGTTTTTTATCATTTGTAAACATTTCTAATAAGAGTTTCGTTTTTAAGGGGAACCTAAAATTGAATTCCAGACAGTTATTTAAAAAGGTATCTCTTTTAAATGTCTGTCAGTTTGCCTGAAAAACATTTAATGAATTCATATCTTGAAGCAGCCTGGGAAGAAGAACATCCACTCCCAAGTAAAGTCGCATCCAATTGCCCAACCTGCGATTCATCATTTGAAGAATGGGAACATCTGGATGTAAGCACCTGTTATAAATGTGGCACTGTCATTTCCAGATGTCTCGATTTAACCGCTGAATACCGCTATTTCAGCCAAGACGATCGTGGCGGAGGAGACCCTTGTCGTGTGGGTGCTCCTCAAGATATGCGTTTTCCAGCATCCAGTCTCGGTACGGTGATTCTACCGACTCAGAGTGGAGGAACCGCCAATTGTCGCTGGTCTATGAACAAGATTCGCCGTTATCATACTTGGAATATGCTCCCCTACAAAGAACGAAATCTCCTCCACGTCTTTGAGACCTTTCAAATCACAGCAACTAATCAAGGTCTGGATTCAGGCGTTCTCGATTTATCCAAAGAATACTATGTGGCTCTCACTGCAAATTGCCAAAAACGCGGCCTCTCTCGTTCAGCCATCCTAGCCTCCTGTGTCTTCTCCGCACTCAAACAAGTCGGTCAACCACGCAAACCGAAAGAAGTTGCCGATATGTTCCACATTAAAACCAGTGATTTCACCAAAGCATTTAAATATGTACAAGAAGTTCTCGCATTAGCCTTTCAAAAGGGTCATTTGAAGGGATTCTCCGGCTCACCTTCATCAATACAGACTACACGAGCATCTCATTATATTGCGCATCCTCTCAGTCGTCTTCCTATGAAGCGATCTGAATTCCCTCTCATTCTTGCTCTCTCCACCAAAATTGCCGACACAGCTGAAGATTTATCACTCTGTTCTGAACATATGCCTCCATCTCTCGCGGCAGCATCTCTTGCAGAAGCCATTAAACATCGCGGTCACAAAGATATTTCAGTTGAAAGCATCGCAGCACTATGTGATGTATCCGCAGGAACTCTTAATAAGTGCTGGAAACGGCTTGAAGAAACAAAGAAACAGTGGTCACCTTTAGTTGTCTAAAAAAGAAACTACAGAACACATAGATGGGCGCAGGAAGCTCGACATTATCAAGACCTTCAAAAATTACATCAAGCAATGAATTGCTTGTTTCAACTAAAGAGGTTCGTGAAATGGCAGATTCTCTTTTTCAGTTTATGTACTCCGAATTAGGCGATAAAGAAGTCTATGAAATGGCAATGGATCCTGGAAAATATGTTATTGCATTATCGGATTTAATTACAAATAAATTTTATGTCTTGGGATATGTAACTAAACGAAATCAAATTGGAGAAATCTATTTTGCTAAATATACAGATCTTAATCCAGTTATTTCTGTATCTGAAACAAACGCTAGAAAACAACGTATGGAAAAGGATCAACGTGAAAACGCAATGATGATTGCGTTCTATTATGTTCGTCTTTTTCAAATTCTTGGATCTCTACTCGCTGTGATTAAAGATCTTCAATTTCCTATACTGGATGCACAAGGACGAGTCATTGAATCATCTACGAACCAATCCGGTTACACGGGTAGACCCTTACTCAATCAAGGTATTCGTCTTCCTCGGTATCAACCACCTATGCGAGGAGGCGGAATTGAAAAACCGGCTCTAGGAGCCTATGAATTTTTTCGATATTATTTGAACCCTGTACCTAATGACTATCTAAAATACTCACAATTAAAATCGGATCCAAATCTCAATAAATTCATATTTCAAATAACACCCAATCTATATTTTGAATATATTATGGATCCAACGATAACACGCGTACAAATAGATTCAAGTAAAAAACAAAAACTCTACTTACTTGTAAAACGATCTTCATCTCAATCTATTGAAATCAGACAAGTAGATCTTGTAGTATCCGTGATTTATCCTGAGAATACTGAAATAAAAGCTCCAGTTGAGTTTTCAGATGTAGAAAATCAATTAATTCAACTTCCTCGTTATGTCATTGTAGGTATCAAGCCACCTACAGGACGTGTAACCCAAGTTTTAATTAAACTAGATCGATCTGAAACTAAACGCGATTCCTATGCAAGAGGAACTGATTATATGATTTCAGATGCACCCAATAGTTCTACCGATTTAGTTTCAGCCATTATTGCGGGTGGATCATTTGATCCTAAAAAGGATTTTTCAAAAATTCTAGAACGTGTTATCTTACAGTATGTACGCTCAACTACAGGAGAACGCGATCTTTCTCTTAGTGAAATTGAAAAAGCTCAAACAAGAGAAGCAGTCGTTAGTTCACGAAACATTGGATCTCTTAAGGCAAAATTGGGAACTCCTATCTTAGATGAACTCTATCAAACTCTTAAAATGAATAAAAGTCAACCTCATTGTATTTCACGTGCTCTACAACTTCTTGACTCAAAGTCCATTAATGAATTTTTACCCACTGGATCAAAAACCTCAATCTGTAAATATTCAATTGCCGATAAAAAAGATACTGCTCCTATTATAGCGTTTCAACCTATTAAATCACTTTCACAACTTTATGGAAAAGTCAATCCTGCGAATTTCAAAGAATCTCAAAAAGTTCTAGAAGCCTTCGTTAAATCAGTAGATAATCCAAATCCTTCAGGTAATCCCTTATCAGTATCCTCTTTAAAAGAATTCCAGAAAGAGGAAGCTACCGATCTTGAATCTGCTATTCAACGTCTAAGTAAAGCATTTAATGTAGTTAGTCAAAGTCCAGTAGATACACTTGCTGCAATTCAAGTCTCCAGATCTAAGGCTTGTAAGACCTCCGATGAAATGGAAGTTGGAAGTCAACCCACTGCTCTACAACTACAAGCTGCAGCACATCAATTAATGGCGTTTCATTTGAATCAGACTATTCAGATTTCCAAATTTCTACAAAGTATTTTTGATGTTAAAAAGGATCCACTTGGAAAATGGAAAGTAAATGGTCCAAAAACAGAATATATGTTTGCTGGATTTCCTGCTCTTGAAACTCTAACGTCTCAGGCACGCGAACTTCTTGTAGACTATTATTCAGGCTGTGAATCCATCTATCAAACCGCAGTTAAACAGTGGGAAGATACACAGCCAAAGTCTACGCAAGAACAGTCTGCGGTCTAATTTAAAGAAATCAATTCATTTATAAAGATGGAGCATCTTCGTGTTTATAAATGTCCTGTACAAAAAGTTCGTATTGGTAAAGAAAATGACGGAGGCTATGTCATTGCAGAAATAGACCCTGACTACGACTTTTTTCTATCGGGTGGAATTGGAGATGATATTAGTTTTGAAAAGGCCTTGCTAGAAAAGTATCCAACACTTTCGTGTCACGCGTTTGATGGAACTCTTAAACATACAATGCCTCCTATTGATCGTCTGAAGTATATTAATCAAAATGTGGGTGCCGTTGAAACTGAACAAGTCACTACACTACGGAGTTATTTTAACACCTATTCAAATATGTTTGTAAAAATGGATGTTGAAGGAGGTGAGGTACCTCTATTTGATGTATTGAGCGATAATGATCTCTTAAAAATAAAGCAACTTGTGATTGAATTTCACTCAGCAAATGAAGTGATTATTCCTACACGACTTGCAAAAACACATTGGCTCGTTCATTTTCATCCGAATAATGCCTGTGGAGTAACCTCTGTAGATGGCATTAAAGTTCCAAATGTATTTGAATGCACCTATATCCGAAAAAATGAGGGTGAAGATTTTCCATTTAATCAGTCTTTAGTTCCTGATCCAGAATTAGATGAACGTAATGATATTAGAAATCCAGAAATTATTCTTAATTGTGAACCCTATATGACACTATAGAATCTCCGAATTGGGTACAGACCCTAATGATTTTCCTGCAGTCCATCTGAATGCATACAAATACACGGGAGAATCAATCATCCATTCTCTCGTTGAATCAACATAATCAGCACCGGTTACAAAGACAATACACGGTGGTAAGTCATTATCAAGAGCATCCTCCCATTCTTTTATTGAATGAATCGGAGGCGCTTTGCGCAATCCTTCAACACGAATCAGTGGTAATTCTGAACGATCGGCCACTGCAAAAAAAGGATGAACATAGAGACCCGATTGTTTAGACATTTCTACACGTTGATCTGTACCTGCGCGTCTATATTTCCAGACCGTCGCATAAATAGGAATATGCGGAAGTGGTAAAGGAAGTCCTTCTTTTATAAATACGTGAGCTTTACGACCCACCTGATGAGTAATATACTCCAGAACCTCCAATAATTTGGATCCAATACCTTTGCTTCTCCATAGAGGATGTACACAAAACCAGTCCACAACACCCCACACTCTCGATGAGGATCCACACGTTGTAAGAGGTATCGGATATGGAGGAACACTCATAAAACTTGAGACACATCCACGCACAGTTCCTCGCCGATCCCGCGCAACAATCCAAATAGCGTGATGATTCACATAAGTACTCTTAATCCATTCCGCTGTAATTTGCATCTTTGTTCGTGAAGTTCTCGGCTCAAACCACTCATTTAGAAGAGACGTAATTTGATCTACACACTCTAAATCGGCCGGTTGAATAGTACAATCATTTGCTATAGTGTTCTGTATATCTAGACTGGGAATGCTTATTGTATCAATTGTACACTCTTTTTGTTGGATCCACGCTTGAATCTGACTTAGTGCATTTGTTTTGCCTTTCCAGAACATCGTAGTTTTAATAGACCACTGTATATTTAGGTCTTAGATCTTCCAGAAATTCGGCATATGTTTCTTAATCCAGCAACGAATGGCAGGTTCATCTTTCTGTGTTACTGGAAACTCAACATACATCGATGCTGTATTATATAAATAGGGTGATACAAAGACAATTTGAAAGTAATTTTCTTTCCAACACCAAGATGTCATAATATAGGGTTTCCACATATGATATGGTCTACACTCCATAAAGTCTTGCCAACTTTTATAGGGAAAATTCATTGAATTAACTCCATTAGTATTATCATAATTAAACCATAATGTATGAAGATCCCAAAGAGGTACTTGTACTGTATCCAGTGTATCCATCTTAACTTGCTGAATAATTACATTCAATATATTTCAAATTTTATACTAGGCTCCACACTGGAAGTACCAGACACGAAACAGATCCACCTGCTAACTCAAATTCATTTACATTTGTTTCTTCAATATGCATTCCTGAATGTTTACGCATCCACTGGCGGAATCCTATAGTAGATCCTGAATTAGCTAACTTAGGAATTAAAAGATCTCGCTGGTTCAGTATAACCGAATTACATCCATATAGATAATGATTAGGAACATTTACTACATTTGTCTCACCAAAAACTCGTTCAACTTCATTCTGTGACTCTTTTGAGAAGGAGCTTTTATGATATAAAATTCTTCCATTGGGTAATGGTAAAAAACAGAGATCCATATGATAAGTATTCCGATTTACAATGCGTAAATGATGAAATGTAGGTGGAACCCAATTCTGTGAGGCTGCTTCTTGTAAAATAAGTTCTTCAACAGCTTGAATACCTGAAAGAGTAGATCGCCCTGCTCCGTAAGCAAACCAGAGATGTTTACCATCGTGAGACCATCTACAGTCACCCTGTCCCTCAAAATAGAGTCCATCTTTCTTAGGAAGTTCATAAATAGAAACACCCTTCGGTTCAAAATACTCTTTAATAAGTTGTTCTTCACCTTGTCTTTGCTTCTTGGCATATCTTGCAAGAATACACGTTCGTCTAGGCCAACCCCGTAGAAACATTGCGGAGTTTGAAACAAACACTAAATCTGGAAACCGATTTTCTGAATTTGTTGCGGAAGCTCCAAGTTCATAGACAGGAATTGTTCGATCTGTAAATCGTGCTTTTAGTCTCTCATATTGTTCGTGCGCCTTTACTGGATCCACTGATGAACTCAGATTCGTTAATGGATTTAGTGAATAGACTACTTTAAATTGTTCAGGTGTTACAAGAACAACACCATCCAGCATCTTACTACCTCTATGAAAATTAATATAGATCTGATTCCGTAAGATTGTAAATTTCTTTTCGTACAATCTTTGGATAGATATATTTGTAAAAAAAGAGATCATCCTTTGTAGGTACGTGACTAGTTTGTAATTGAACCATTGTTCCAGGGCTAGTAGATCCAAATCCTTCTTTCATACTGACTAATAGCAATATAGCAAGAATAAGAATAACTAGTAGTCCAATACACCACTTCATCTAGTCTAAGCTCTCTTTTTTCCACTCATTCGTTGTAAATACATTGCTACAATGGAAGGAGACCACCGACCCATCATCTGTGTTTCCTTTGGATCAAACCAGCGTAATGCATCCTTTTCCTTTCGATCTCGCTTCATTCTTGCAAAGGCTTTTGGGTGATCTTGAAGCCACGCAAACCAGTCTAGTGCCTTGTTGATAGCGGCAGGTTTAACATAGGCTTGAAAGATATGGTATTGGAAATAGGTATTCGGTGGAAAATCGGGTTCCACATTTTGGTAGACAATACCAGTATGACGCAGATCTCTTAGAGGATACAAATGCGCTTCCTCATCCACTTCACGCCGGACATTTTCCTCTAAAATTTTGATAATAGGTGTTCTAGGATGTTTGAGTCCATCTTTTCCTTCCATCTGACCCTTTGGAGGCTCCCACGCACGTGTACCTGGATCCGCTCCTGTTCGTTTTACAACTAGAAATCGTTTTGCATCAAAATGTGCACCTTCTTCATGGATGAAACATCCACTTCGTAAATAGACTCGCCATCCTTCCGTCGGATGTTCAACATAAAAATAAGCTTTAGAAGGATCATACGGTAAGTGTTCTGAACCACGGATTAAATCAGGATCAAAGACATCTAAGATGGGAATCGGTGTAGATCCAGGCATCTCTAGTATAGAGAGGGTAAGATTGGTTTAGATAGTAACTTTACAAACAGTCCATCCCCAAATATCAGATTCTTTATGATCTATAATTTGAATCATAGACGACTGAACAAATTGATCTATTGCTGAATGAATATCTTTCATCCAAGGAACAACATCATCAATAATAATAAAAGTATCAGGATGTGCTAATGCAATGGAATTATAAATATCTTTTTTAGGATACTCTCCATCGTGATTTCCATCTACAAAAATCATATCGGGTTTATACATCGGAAACTGATTCAATAGCTGTGGAAGAACTGTAGTTGAATCACCTATAATTAACATATGACGATTTGGAAATTCTTGATCAATCCATTCTTTTGCTTGTAGTACATAGTCATGAGATCCAATATCTACAGAAATAACAGTTAGATCAGGTCTCGTAGCCAAAAAAGCCATTGTAGAAATACCTGAATTAAATCCAATTTCTAATATAGTTTTAATACCAGTCTCTTTTTTTAAAAAGTCAATTAAATAATTAATTTCATCTGGACCAATTCCTCCTTCTGTAATTGTCTTGACCTTGAGTGAATTTCTATTAAGAAGTTCTGGAATCTCTGATAAACTCCATTTATAAGATAATTCCGAATCCTCCATCTCCTATAAAAAGGAGTATACACTGAGTTTTAGACCTGAATTCTATTTAGACATCATCATACCAGCCAACAATGAGACCTGTCGCAGGATCCTTCTGTGCAACAAGATTCTGGTAGACCGGTCGACCCTGAAAGTATCCTGGCTGCTTGGCAAGATCATTGAGAACTGCCGAGGTTCCAAAGTAGTTATGCTTCGCAACTGGCTCCTCAAATCCGTGAGCCAGAGTGATACACTCATACCCCTCCACATCGACTACGTGGCCCTTATTGAGAACAAAGTTGTAAACTGTCTGAATGAGTCGCTCACCAAAGAGATAATGGGACGCAGGAAAGACCCACGGTCCACCTGCCTTCAGACGAATCGGGTGCCACGGTGTGATACAGAGACTATTGATCTGAACCATTGTCTGAGCCGGCCGCTTGGAACCGATTGTGACCAGGCAGACAACATTTGCTGGACCCTCAGGCGTCCAAACCTGCTCCTCAGGACAGACATTCTTAATGGGCTTTCGTGAGCCATCTGCCATCAGAATTGTATTGTCACCGTGAAAGCAGCCGCCACCCGAATTATGGAAGACCGCCATTGACTGCGGTGAAGAATAAGTGGGTGCTCCTCCTGTAGTACCATAATATCCCTTCGGCTGAGCCACAACAGATGGACTGGGTGGCGGAAGATCACAGAATGCCTTCTCCGCAAGATTCTGAAGCTCCTTAAAGAGTGGCCCACCATAAATCTGAACACCAGGATCCTTGAAGTTAAGACACATCTGAAGCTTCTGCGCCCTCAGATATGATCGAAGATAGTGTTCACCCCACTTTTCGAAATGTTTCGGCGAGACCGCAAGACCTAGCTGGCCCTCAGGATCGGATCCCTTCAGATCACGGGAGAATGCGACTACACGAGGATCTTTTGATGCCGCAAACTTTGTAGCAAGAATTGTTAGCATCTCAATAGTTGCTCCTTTATGATCTATAGACTCAACTGCAATTACATTCTCAAGAGTCTCAATAAGCTCCATATGTGCTAGAGCAAAGGTACAACCAATCGGCTCAGCCTCAAGAGAAACAACCTCACCATTTAGTCTAATCTCCTCACCGCTGTAAGGGATCACTGTGTCATAGGTCTGACCACCCTGCAAAAGACTATTGTGCATATAAATGGGATTACCTTCAAGAGTAAGCTGAGGATTCCTAGCTGCACTCGCAAGAATTGATGCAAGGAAGTTAATAAAGACCGTGCCCACCATCGTCGCATCAGGAATAAATCCAAAGAGACCATTACCCCAAAGAGCAAGATCTGCCAGAAGCTTGCTATCCAGCTTGTAACCGAAGCCAAATGTGTGAAGCGTCCAAGGATTCTTCATTATAATGCGATTCTGGAGCTCATAGAGGATTCCGCGTGGCGGATTGATATTCGGAAAACCGTCAGTGAGCAGCAGGCCGACAATGTTACGACCTGCGAGTTCATCTGTATTTGCAATCTCCATCGCGTGACGAAGACCCTCATAGATATTTGTCTGTGATTCTGGCTTCACATAGTTAAGAGCAACTTCAACTCGTGCCTTACCCTCCTTATTCATCCGAGTTGGCCGCAGGACAATTTGCGCATTCGTTGAGTACGTGATGATCGATAACATATCGTCATCACCGAGAACCGCTGCCATTGTCCGTACAGTATGCTTGACCAGATCCAGACGTGAGAATCCATACGCCTCTGCTGACTTCTCATCATCTGTGCTCTCATCCATTGAACCAGAGGTATCCACGATGGCCAGAAGAACAATCGGCTGACGAGTCTCAGGCTCCTCAGCCTTAACTGTGAGATGAACTGCTGCCACACCAGCAGGATATGCCTTGGCTACAAGAGTCTTGTTTACAAACTTGCCGATCAGCTTGGGTGTCTGGAAATGTAGAGGCTGCTTGGCCAGCATATCGCGAATCGTATTACGAAGCGCGATGTTCGCAATGAGATTTGTTGAGGCCAGAGGAAGATTTGTCTTAGGACTTGTGCTATGATTTACAAACCACTTCTCAATAGCCTCACGCTCGTACGTGTGTCCATCTTCTGCAATAACTGGATCCTGCATCAGACTAAATGTGATCGGGCAGTAAAACTCATTAGGAATTGCGGAAGCAGAAGCCATTTTAATTGTGTACCTGTATATACAAACGCAGGCAGTTCAATTTTTTGTTTTACTTTATCTAATTATTCTTGCGACTTTTGCGACTCTTGCGACTCTTGCGACTCTTGCGACTCTTGCGACCTCCCAATTGATTTTTTATTACAAAACTCTGTAGTTCATTGAATACATCCTTACGTTGTGTAATCCAATACCATGTATTATTTTGATTATTAGGTTTCTCTAATTTCATTTGAATTAATCCAGTCTCCTGATTAATTGTAATAGTTAGTAGTTCAGTTCCAGATCCAACTTCCAAATAAATTCTATTTTTATCTACATCAATCTCACTCACTGGATCCTCTCCTGCTGTAAGATTATCATAGACATAGGTTGTTAGAGCCTCAATATCTTTAAATTCATAAAGCATCTTCTACCTTAGTGTACTAATAAATATAGACTATGGATGAGTAAACATCAAAACATACGCATATTCAAATCCAGCCGTCACTAGATCAATATTTCCATTATAATTCCATCCAGCAATCTGGGCAAAATGAACAATCTCCTTAATATCTGACATATTCAAGGTGTGACGCTGTCTTCTCACAGATTTATCTGCAAAACGAAAAGTTTCACGAAATTCCGCAATTGGATCCTGTAAATCAAATTCAGCTTCATATGAAAAACGGTCAAATTCAACCTTACTTTTGGTATGACGTTCTTTACTGTATTTCTGGAGTGATAGACCAATAAAGGGTGCAGCAGCCTCTAACATCGGATCAAACTTGTATTTATTGACGACTTCAATTGCTAGCATTCCTCCAGGGCGAATCCAATGATATAAATTCTGAAAAAGACCTGCCTTATCATTTGAATAATACACTGTAAAAAAGAGAACAGCTGCGTGACTAAACTGTCCTGCAGAAAAGGTATATTGTTGATTCATATCACCTGCGAGAAATGATACAGATTCACGTTTAGTTTTATCGAGATTTGCAGCAGGAAGTGTAACATTCCTAGCACGCCGGAGCATTGCTTCACTTTTATCTAAACCGACTACCGAATTCACACCCTGTTTAGCAAAAAGAACAGTAGCAATACCGGTTCCACATCCGACATCCAACACATCCATTGTATCCACGGAAGCCGTCTTTTTCCATTGATGTAAAATTAATGATAATTCTTGAGGATATCTTCCAGATAATTGCGTTAAATTATCATAGACTGAACCATAGAATTCATCAAAAAGATCCTCGTTTTCAAACCAAAGTGTCTTAGACAATTCTGCATCAGTAGTTGCTCCTGTATCGGTAAATCCTTCTTTTAATCCTGAAGGTAGTAGAACTTCATATTTATCTTGCCACACCAGCCATAAATAATGAAGAAGTCCTGCTAGAATTAAAAAAAGAATAATAAGTTGTAATGAACTTAAGTCTGTCATCTCTGTTTGGTAGTTTTGCTTTTCTTTAACGTACTTTTTCTACAAGTTCGTGCTCTCTTTGATTGAGTACAACCACTTCGGTGTGTTTGAAGCGTCTTACAGAGCGAAGAATAATTACACCGATTTAGAAGTTCTAGATCATTTTCCATACTACACCGTACAGACCAGAGCCACTTCATTGTATCCTCTCGTGTTGCCAAATCAGATTCTTTAAAAAGACCATAGCGATTCCAGGTTTGCCGCCATTCCTGAAAGGGTAATACTAACCCTAAACTCAACCAGAATAGTTTATAGAAGGGTAATCGTTCATCTGCTTTCAAACAATTCCACAGATTCTTTTCTTCAATGGTCTTGAGCGTGTCACAGTCAGGTGCACCGGCCATCGGTACAGACTTCAGTGAAGCTCTTGCCATCGGATGAAAGTCAGCAATTGAAAAGAGAAAATCCCATCCTGGAAATTCAGTTCGAGTACATCCTGTTGCAAGAAGCTCAGTATAATACTTTTCAACCGATGAAAATGGAGGATCTTCTGCCGTCGGTAGATCCTGTGATCGCAACTTCGCATTCACTTCATTATGGATTTTCCAGAGCCACTTACTCAGTGTTTCTTTAGAATGTAGTGCGGGACCGAGTGGATGTTTATTCATATATTCAGTCAAACTTGAGCGACAAAATTTACACGGAAGTACAAAAGGCAATGTTTCAAAAAACGTTTTCATTGCCTTTTTATCATACGCAGGTCTATATCCAAAGGTAATAGTATGTAAAAGTCTCCATCCGGAAGGTCCCCAGAATCGGGTATCCATCTACATTAGTATCTTCTTCTTGTTTGTCCTCGTTTGGAACCTCCTTTCTGTTCTACCGGTCGTTTAACTAAGACTGTTCCTGAAGCCTGGCCTGAAAGAAAGATACCTGATTCATCTCCACCAATATGTGAAAACAATACTTTTACATCCACCAATGCAACCGTAGATGGATACTTCTTTTTAGCCTCTAACTGTAATTCCTCCATAAGAACTCTTGATAAATCGTTCATCTTCTTTTCAATCAATTCACTTCGTCCACCTATTAATCCAGCCAATCCAGCAATAATACTGCGAAAGATACTGACACTTTCAACTCTCTGTACAAAAATAGATCCCACAGGTTCTAAGATATTCTGATTAAAGACTTGAGTTGTAAACATGGGTATTGAAGATGTCATTTCCTTCTACAATTGCTCTATTTTCTTATAAAAACTCTAATAATTTAGATGACTTTATTCAAACAGTAGCGGCTGCACAATATTGGTACATGTATTTATACAGAAAGGGTGAATATTCCAATTCATTTGAAGAGTTCTTATACGATGCTGTTACAAAGAAACGTGTAGGAACTATTGTAATTCAATGGATTGATAAGGACGATATCTTTTTATATACAGGACCTCCTTGTACACTTATTATGAATGGATCGTGGAGTCAATTCCCTCCATCAGGTCTTATTAAACCCATTATTCTTTCATTTTCACTAGGAATAGATACTCTAGATACACTTACGTGTGAAGCCTTACGTAAAGCCGGACCAATCGGATGTAGAGATAAGCATACTCAATTTATCTTAGAACTTCATAATGTCCAGTGCTATTTCTCAGGATGTATTACAAGTATTGTTGAACCAAAATATTATATGTATCATTCTATATTTAGTAAATCTAGTCCATCTGAATCATTGATCTCATTAGTCAATGATGTAGATCTTCCTGAAACTCCATCTACGATTACAAATGTATATTCAGGAGATCTACTCAATTCAATCTCTCGTGCATATGAACGACTCTATTTATATTCTCATTCTACCGGTCAATTGATTACATCGAATCTCTTTTCGTTCATCGCGGCTAAATCATTTAGCCTCCATGCACAATTATTTGAGCCTGATGGAACTCCACTTATAAAAAATAAAAATGGTGCGTGGAAGTACACTCATTTTCTTGGTTTAGTAGATGAAGCTGAAATAGCAATTGGTCCTATGCGCAAACGTATTCTAGATGCCTTAGACGCCGCCACGTAGACGAAGTACAAGATGGAGTGTTGACTCCTTCTGAATATTGTAGTCACTCAACGTTCGTCCATCTTCAAGCTGCTTTCCTGCAAAGATAAGACGCTGTTGATCCGGTGGAATACCCTCCTTATCTTGAATCTTCTGTTTCACATTTTCAATTGAATCCGAAGGTTCAACATCAAGAGTAATAGTTTTTCCAGTAAGAGTTTTAATAAATATCTGCATCTATATACTTTTATAGTCTATCTTGTTTATATGATGCTTTTTCAATTTTTAGAATATAGTTTACGCCATTCCAAATGTTCCCATATTAAGCGGGGCCAAGAATGGTCGCACAGTTTGTGCTGCCTCTTCAGATTTGCACTTTACAACTGTAGGTGGGCATACAGGGCGTGGGCAAGGAGCCGGAGGAGAGCATTTAGTCGGTGCTGGGCACTTAACTTCAGGGCATCGAGCACGTGGACATGGAGGGCACTCACCTGCAGAATCTTTTTTACACATACTGTTATCAATGATAACCGGCTGAGGTTTTGGAATACTGCTCTTTAATACATACTTACTTAAATCAGGAACCGGTGGGCACTCCGTCTTCAGCATATATTGAGACATCTCAGGTGTTGACTTGCACGGAGGAATTTGAGACTTGAGAATATATTTGGAGAGATCGGGTTCAAGTGTACGCGGGCACGGCGCAATTGGCGCAGGAGTGGGTTCTTTAGTGGGGCATCCACATGGTGGTGATGTTCCGCATTTATTACAGACCGGGGAACTTCCAGTGAATCCATCATAGACCATAGGTCCAAATTTCATTGCGGCCAACATTCCACTACCTCCTAAAATTAATGCTAAAACTCCAACAAGAAATATATGAATTACTGTGAACTTCATCACTCTTCTATCCTAGAATAATATTTATCGTAGAGACTATTGATATCCTTGATGTTCATCTAGAGATGCATTAAAATAATCTACATCCATCTTGGGTAAATACCATGGTTCACTTTCCTTAGTATTAAATGTACTGATACGCACATCGCATAAGTCACGCATACAACATTCAATCGCATAGACCGCATAATTGTCTCCCTTATCACTATACTCTTTCAATTCTTGAATATCGGATGCCAAGTAAATAGGATATTTTTCTTTCAAATTATTAAAATAATTTGGATCTGGTTCAGAAGTCATTATATAACACGTATTAAATAGATACTTACAAAGTACTTTTTCTATAGCTGAACATGTTGTAGTCTCAAATAATGAACTATGAATATTTAGATAATCACTTCGTCTAACGTGAACGATACAAATAGGTCGTATCATCGTATCCACAATTCTCTTGGCAATTGTCTTAAATGTATCTAAATACTCAAGGCTCAATGGAATCTTTATAATTGCATCCTTATGTTCACAAAAAAGTCTGTCACGAATCATATATTCATCTGTCAGTTTCCACACGAATATCTGATCTAAACGAATCTCTGGACTCAGTGATAACTGTACATAGTCTGGTATTTCTAGATAGTTATGAAGAATACAGTCTTTTATAAGTGTATGTTCATCGGTTAAATAGAGTGTAGGAAGTACGGGAATTAATCCTAAGACTTTACTTAATTTTAAGAAATCGGCAAGACGATCCTTCATATGATTTAATCCAGCACGGTGGATTGTATTTGTATCTAAAACTATATAAGTATACATTCTATCTGTATAGTTTTAGTATAGTAGGTCTTTAGGATTGAAAGGTAGTCCATCCAGGCCAACTGGATGGAGGGCATCCGCACAATTCAGGAAGTCCTGGATCTAAGGTAGCTCCTAAGCGACCACAGACCATTTTTGCGTGACCTCTCCAAGAATAGGCAGGTGATAGACTAGATCCTTTTGCAATACAGCCGAAATCAAGAGGATCTAGCCCTCTCAATCTAATTTGTTCACAAATCGCTGCAGTTCTCTTTTTCCAATCAAGACCACCAAGTTGTTCAGACTGTTTTGATTGTCTTTCTTCAGATCCCATCATCATTGAATCAAATGGACTATCTGTTATCAAAGGACTATACTCTTCATTTCGTAAACCATTATTTAATCTATCTTGATTTCTAATGTCAGAAACTCCATTTCCGTATTCATTTGATATCTTAGAATTCTTTGTAACTGTGGCACTAGGATTGAGGCTAGGATTGAGGTTAGGATTTAGGCTAGCATTGATGGTAGTATTGAGCATAGCATTGTTCATATCTTTACCGTTATTTGTAAGTGTATGATTATCACTGTTCAATGGTTTACCATGTACATTGTATCCAAGTTCAAGATTAAGACGGAATAATCCTTTATCTTGTAAACTTGCCAAGACTGAATTTACATTCTCAGGTCCTACAAATTGCCCTAATGCTTGAGATAACAGACTGGAAGCACCTTGATTATTTCCTCCTCCTATTACTGGTGATAATCCTCCTGCTCCTGATATCTGTGTTACTATTAAATCTTGTGGTCCTCCTGCTGATCCTCCTCCTGCTGATCCTCCTGCTGCTGATCCTCCTAATCCTGTCATAACTGTATCAAGTGCCTTTGTCGTATCTCCAAGATTTGGTAACATATTTTCAATATCTTCCTTATAGACCGTAATATCAATTTCAGTCCAATTTCCAGTTTCTATTTTATTAATCATATCACCCACTGAAGTATACATATTTTGAAGAGCCTGAAGTCTTGCTACAACAACTGGATCCGTTGTTCCACTAGAAGATAATACAAGAATTGCTGCATATACCTTTTTTCTAAGATTCATAAGATCATCATATGTAGCACGAGTCTTTTCACTTTTGCCATTCATTTGGCTACTAGCATCGCTACTAGCATCACCAGTAGCATCACTAGTAGCATCACTAGTACCACTAGTATCACTAGTAAATCCCTCTTTCTTAATAACACCAGATGTCTGAAATAGACGGACTTTCTTCTGTAGAAAATACAATTGTTCCTGAATATCAGCAAAGTGTTGCTGAGTCATTGTAGATGCAATACCAGGATTTCGGCTTAATACAGTAATTTCTTGTTCCAATCTGCGACTGTCTGCACGAAGTTGGGTTAGAGGAAGTTGAACCGTAGGATCACTAATATTCGAAATGGATACACCTTCAAACACAAGAAATCCACGAACATCTTCAAATAACTTTCGTAATTGATCCAGTGTTGTAGGAAGATCTGATGGATCTTGGTACGGATAAGATCCTACTGAAGCTTGTTGTGCGTAGGGTCCATAAGGAAGTTGACCTGATGCAATTGGATTCGGTAATGCCTCAGTATTAAGTTTAGATACTTTTACACCTTTAGGAATTGTAGGATTAAATTTATCTTTAAAACCATCTACCACACTATCTAATAGATGTGTGCTAGAGGCTACCCAAATAATCGCTACCACTAAAAGAATTAAATAGAGTATTTGTGTAGTCTTCATCTAGACCTATCTAATGGATTCCCTTAAAAATGAATACGAATCTATACTATAGTAAAGTATGAATACTTCTAATACATTAAAAATACGATATTCTACAGATTCAAAGGTAGAAATGGGCTTAGATGAAGCCGGTCGCGGATGTTTCTGGGGTCCACTCTTTGCCGGGGCTGTCATATGGCCTCCTGAAGAAGAGTGGACCGATGAACATCGTGAATGGACTGTTCAAATTAAAGATAGTAAAAAGATGTCTGAGAAAAAGAGAAATACTCTCGCAAAAGTGATTCAATCCATTTCTATAGATTATGGAATAGGATATGTAGAAGCAGAAGAGATCAATAAAAACGGAATTACGTGGGCAAATCAAGAAGCATTTCGTAGAGCTAAGGCTGCGTGTTATTCAGGTCTTGAACCTGAATTACTTCTCGTAGATGGAATTCTAAATCCAGAGATCCACGATACTCCTCACGTCTGTATTCCTGATGGTGATGCTCTCTATGTTCCAATTGCAGCAGCATCCATTCTTGCAAAGGTTGAACATGATCACTGGGTTCAACAGTGGTCTAGTGATTTTAAAGAGATTTCAGATCGTTATGATTTACTGAACAATAAAGGATATGGTACAGTCAGTCATAGAAAGGGTCTTAAAACATATGGATCACATTTTCAACATCGCACACAATTTGTTCGCAATTGGATTCCTCAGACGTGTGAAATCCTAGATGTTTAATGACGATTGACGCGGTTGCGCTGAGAGCGGTTGCGATTCATACGATTACGGTTCTTGCGCTCAGTGCGATTGCGGTTCATGCGATTCATGCGCTCAGAGCGATTCATGCGGTTCATGCGATTCATTCGGTTGACGCGATTCATGCGGTTCTTTCGCTGAGTACGGTTCATGCGGTTACGCTTTCCACCAGCCATCATCTTTTCTGCATTAGGGCTAGGTGCTTCCATTTGATTATACTTACCCCCTATATTTTTTATCCAGCGTTTCAGTAAAAATAGATCTTCAGCACGACTTTCAGAAGTGGTTGTGAAATGTCCTTTACCTTCGTGAATCTTTAATATTTTAGGCTGTTCATCCTTTTCATTTGAACGCATTCGTAAAATCCATTTTAAAACTTCATATGGATACACTTCAAGATCGTTTAAGTCAGTCCGGGCAATTACAAAAAGACTCGATATTCCTTCCTCTGGAATATGTTCCATCGGACTCCAGAGACCGGTTGAAAGAACATCAACCGGGTTCGTTCCAATTCCAAACTCCTTAGTTTCCATTAAAGTTAAAGGAAGTGACGGATTACTGATTGTACGCAGTACATCCACATAGGGTGATTCAACATAGAGTGCTCCTACAAGTTCAGGATTCTGAATAGCTGTACTTATTACAATTAGACCTCCTGCAGATCGTCCATATAAACAGGTTCGATCTGCGCCTACACTCAATTCTTCTTGAAGATCCTGGATGGATTCCTTCAGTGCCGTAAGGGCATTTTGTCTTAAATGTCTTTGCCCAGATTCTTTCCACTGAACATCGTGATCTCCGCTACCCGGAAGATTGATTGAGGCAACGGCCCAGCCATCCTCTAAAAGATCCTTCCACCGATGTACAAGTGATCCAATCCGTGTTGGAAATCCATATGCACTATAGGCCGTTATCAGAAGTCCTTTTGGTTTTATACGATAAGATGAACGTACTACGAAAGCAGGAAAAGGATGTCGGTAATAGGCACAGTCAAATGGATAAGGAATCGGTGTTACTTGTTTAGTAATCCATTCAGGAAGTCGTATCCAATAGGCATTATAACGAACATCTGCTACGTATAAATTCCAAGGATCACGTGTATCTGCATCAATCTCTCCCCATACAGTTAATACCGCACGATTCTCTAACCAAAGAGTTCGGATACCATAGGATCGTGTAATACGCCATCCAGCTTTAACACTGAGTGATTCTAGTACACCTTCTGATGAATCTTTGATATCTACGTAATAGTGATCTCTTGTAACAACTACGCAATCTTTCCCTTTTGCAACCCAGTCTATACCATTTACTGTAAGAAATCCGAGCCGTTTCATTTCAAAATCGCTGGCAATCACATAGACTGAACCATCTTCAGCACGACCTAATTCCAAATTTTCTTCTTTATTGTCTAAATGATAGAGTTCTTTTGAACTTGAAGAGATAGGATCCCAGCAATAAATACTGTTATACCACAGATCATTGGATGATCCTAAATAAATCAAGTGTTTATCAAGCCACGCCACTTGAGGTCCAGTCTTTTTTAGAGTTTGTATGTGTTTTGGAATTCCTGAAGCAACTGAATAGAGTTCAACTGAAAATCGTTCATATCCATCTTTATCTTGTATTGATCCTGCAAAGAGACCAGTTCCTGAATCAATATCGGCATCCCACACATCAATTCTAAAAGTATCTGAATAGATCCATGTTTGTATAGGACTATAGAGATCTCCATCCACTGTCCAACCTCGATAGATCCAAGGTGCAGCTGATCCTGTAGCAGAAGAAACCTTTTTTGGTTTATAGTCTTTTAAAGCCTTTGAAAATCGAGCATTTTCAGATTGTATAAGAGAGTTCCACTTAGAACCGGATTGTTTTTCCAGTGGAGCTAACTCATTTGACCAAGCTAAATATCCTAGATCTCTAGACATAGTATGTCTTCTAATCATAGGGTTAGATATGACGTCTCGTTTTTGAATTTCGTTTATTTCTATTTCTACGACTACGTCTTGCTTTATTTTTCGCATATGCCGTACGGTAAGGATCATATAGTATCCGTTTTCTATGTGAACTAGGGATCACATCAATCGTTGGACTAGGTATTTCTTCGCTTTCTTTTGCCACTGTATGGAATGATACAGATTCATCAAGCCGATTCTCTGACATTCCTACTTAGAAGACAGTTTATAGAATATTCTAGATGCGCCGAGTTATTTTGCTGTTTAACCAATCCAATACATTTGGGCTCAGTCAAGATGCTGCATTAATTGAAACAGCTCTAAAAGAAATCCAAGTGGAAACATTTGAAGTACAACGTATGGATCCTCTACAACCTCCTCAGTCTGCTGATATTGTAATTCATCTAGAAGTCCCTCATCCTGTCTGGTTTTCCTGGGCACCAGTACAAATCTGGATGATCAATCCGGAATGGTGTGTTTCCACGTGGTCAGAGTATCGCAGTCAATTTACTGAACTTTGGGTTAAGGAAAAAGATCGTGTCTCAGAGTTTGGACCCACTGCTATCCATATGCCCTGGGCGATTCGTGGACCTCTAAAGCCTCTAAGCTCGGATGTATCCTCTAATGCCTTATGGGTTCTAGGTGGATCTCTTCATAAGCACTCGGCTGCAAATGCCCTTTTACCTATCTGGCCTGAGGATTGTCCTGTCACTGTAACAACAACAATGACCGAAGCTGATTTATCTGGATCATTTCCTTCATCTGTATCAATTAAGAGAGGGTTTCTAACGGCTGCTCATCTTGAAATACTAAATCTTGAATCTCCTCTACATATTGCCATTAGTGCGGCAGAAGGATTTGGATTTACTGCCGCCCAAGCCGAAGGTCGTGGCGCAAGTCTCTTGATTAATACACTGCCTGTATATAAGGAGACCTTTGCAAACAAACCCTATTGTACATTTATTGAGACAGCTGTTTCCTCTACAAAAGATCACTGTGGTCAAGTTGCTGATTTTACAGGTGTAACTACTGAAATGCTCAGAGAGTCATATAAGACTGCGCTCAAAACACGAAATTCTGAGCTTGCCATTCAGACCTCTAATGATCGGTATACTGTATTCATTCATCGTGTAAGTGAACGAATTCGCGCAACTCTTGCAAAAGCTAAGAAATCTCAGATTCAACTTCCTCCTGTCTTAGATCTATCGAATTGTCCTCCAATTAGTATATTAACCTTAACCTACAATCGTAGAAATTTCATTGATCTTGCGTTTATCAATATGATGACAACCGATTATCCAGCAACAAAGATCCAGTGGGTTATTGTAGATGATAGTGATAATCCTCTAGAGATGGTTCTTGATAAAATTAAGGCATTTGAAGATAGACAACCTGGATTTGAAATTACATATGTTCCCTTAACTACGAAACGATCCATTGGATATAAGCGTAATAAGGCAGTGAACGCAGCAAAACACTCAATCTGTGTTAATATGGATGATGATGATGTATATCCCGTAACTTCATTTAGACGTCGTGTAGCGTGGCTTCTCAGTAATCCTTCTACAGAGGTTGTAGGCTGTACAATGATTGCAATGTATGACTTACAGCAAGGTATTAGTGCAGTAAATGTTCCTCCGTGGGCACTTGAACAGAGGCAGCGTGTAAGTGAGGCATCCTTCTGCTTCTATAAGTCATACGCAACACGGCATCCATTCCCAGATCAGCAACTTTCGGAAGGAGAATCCTTCGTGCCGAGTTGTAAAACCTTTCTTGAAATTCCACCACAGCAAATTCTTGTTGCACTCAATCACGGAACAAATACAAGTAAACGTATTCTAGCTGGAAAAGCACAGAGTGGATGTTTCTGGGGATGGCCAAAACCTTTTCTCGTGTGGTTACATAAACTTGTGGGGGTAGAGGTTGAATCGGTTGAATCTATCTAAACCATACTTACTAGTATCTCTGTAGATGACAATTACCTATGTTCTGGGTCACGGACACGCATATGAATATATGAGCACATGTCCATTACCCAACAAACAATACAAACAAAAAATTACAGATTCAACGGTAGTTTTTGTAGATATGAATCCGGATGTAAATCCAGATCAACAGTTTGATGTTACCCAAGTATGGCCTGTTGAATCTGCTTCTATTGATTTAATTATTGATACAATTGGTAGTCCTCAATCTACCTATTTTACAAATACAACATTTCTAAATGAATTAAATCGTGTTCTTGTAAAGGGAGGTGAATATATCGGTTATACTGCTTGTGATAAGGGCGTTCAAATCATTCCTGAACTAGAAAAAAGATTTAAATCAGTAACTACTTTTCAAAATGTTCCATTTGGAACCATTGGTCTTAAACTCACACAATAATTAGGATGAACACATTGTACATCCCTCTGAATTGGCTGCTTCATACTCTTTTGCAAGTTTCTCCATAAGAGCCATTCGTTCCTTCTTTTTCCTGTCTTTTTCATCTTCAGCGGACTCTACTTGTTCATCTTCACTGTCACTGTCTTCTAGGCTCTCTTCAAGATCATCATCTTGATCATTAGCTACACGATTTACAAGAAGTAGAGGATCAATCGTAAATTTCTGTGCCATAACAGGTGCTTTTGTTCTTAGATAATAGCACCCGGTCTTCAATCCAGCCTTCCAACCATAGAAATGCATACTAGTCAACTTGGCATAATTCGGATTTTCTAGAAAGAGATTCAAACTTTGTGATTGGCAAATGAAAGGACCACGACCTGCAGCAAGATCAATTAAGGTCCTTTGCTTAATCTCCCATCCTGTTTTGTAAAGAGCTTGAAGATCATCAGGAATTTCTGAAATACCTTGAATACTTCCATTTTGACTAATAATTTTCTGTTTGAGATCCTGAGACCAGATTCCAATCTTCATCAAATCTTCCATCAAATATCGATTAAGAACCACAAATTCTCCTGCCAAGGTACGTCTCGCATAAATATTTGTGGTCATCGGCTCAAAGCATTCAGTATATCCCAAAATCTGGCTTGTACTCGCTGTGGGCATTGGCGCAATCAATAGAGAATTCTTCAGACCTCTTGCTGCCTGTGCTCTCAGAAGAATCCAGTCTAGTGTTTGTTCTTTCTCAGTGATGGGAGTCACTGACCAAAGATCTGGCTGCAATTTCCATTTAGATGCAGGACAGCCTTCAAAGGATTCATATGCTCCTGATTCAGCTGCTAGTTCAGAACTTGCTTGAATTGCTGCATAATACATATGCTCAAAGATGAGCTGATTCATTCGCGCGGCATCTTCTGTCTCCCAAGCCAGACGCATCATTGCAAAGACATCAGCAAGGCCTTGAACACCTAGACCAATTGGTCTGTGACGCATATTTGAACGCCGAGTTTCAGGTGTAGGATAGAAGTTAATATCAATTACACGATTGAGCGCCTTTACTACTGACTTGGTCACTTTACGCAGTCTAGCAAAGTCAAATCGTTGTGTTTCCTTATCTACAAATGCCGGCAATGCAATAGATGCCAAATTACAGACAGCTGTCTCCTCAGGACTACTGTATTCCATAATCTCCGTACAGAGGTTACTCGACTTAATGGTGCCCACATTTTGCTGATTGCTCTTTCGGTTAGCAGCATCCTTATACAGAAGATAGGGTGTTCCAGTCTCCATCTGGCTATCTAGAATTTTAAACCAGAGTTTCTGAGCACTCACAGCACGTCGCCCTCGTCCTTCCTTTTCATACTTTGTATAGAGTTCCTCAAAATCATTTCCCCATACATCCGATAGACCCGGCGCTTCATTTGGGCAAAAGAGAGTCCATTCACCATCTGCCTCAACTCGCTTCATAAAGAGATCTGGAATCCAGAGAGCATAGAAGAGATCACGAGCTCGTTCTTCTTCTGCTCCGCTGTTGTTTTTCAGCTTCAAGAACTCTTCAACATCTGCGTGCCACGGTTCCAGATAGATCGCAAAGGAGCCATTGCGCTTGCCGCCTCCTTGATCCACGTAGCGTGCAGTATTATTAAAGACACGCAGCATTGGAATAAGACCATTGCTTACACCATTAGTTCCACGAATGAGAGATCCTCTTGCTCTAACGTTATGAACGTGTAGACCAATGCCTCCTGCATATTTACTAATTGCAGCACAATCACCTAGACTCTTATAAATCCCAGCAATACTATCATCTGACATTGCCATTAAGAAGCATGAGGATAGTTGAGGTCTAGGGGTACCTGCGTTAAAGAGTGTAGGAGTTGCGTGAGTATACACTTTTGTAGACATTAGTTCATAGGTTTCAAATGCCTGCTCCAGTTGTGCAGGTGTTGTGGAGGCTCCAGTAGTCCAAAGACCTAGAGATACACGCATCCACATATGCTGAGGTCTCTCAAGAATACGACCTTTCGTATCCTTCAACAAATATGATTTCTCAAGTGTCTTAAATCCGAAATAGTCAAAGTCGTAGTCTCGTTTATAATGAATACACGACTCAATTTCGTTACTGTATAGATCTACAACTGCTTCAAGATCTTCACTGACATACCGAAATTCAGTGCCAGTATGATCAAGTCTCTGGTGACTTAATTCTTTGACAACTTTCTTGAAATTGCCATCCGTATTTTTATGATGATTGCTGATGGTAAGACGAGATGCAAGAGTTGCATAATCAGGATGAACTGTGGATAGACTTGCTGCAAGTTGAGCAGCAAGTTCATCTAGTTCAGATGTATTGACACCATCATAAATTTGAGATAGAACACGCTGAGCAATTGAATCGGGTTGAACAGATAACCCCTTAGCAATCTTCTGCATTCTACGCAAAACTTTATCAAACGAAACAGACTCCTTTTTTCCATCACGCTTCACGACATGCATACTACGCTGCATAGTGAGATTGTATTGGATTAACTTGCCGCGTGGTGTCAATTTTTACACTACATATTCTTCTAAATGTTCTAAGATCTGTGTCCACATATGATATTTAATAATTTCAGAAATGATTTTTCTAATCCACGGCGTACTTATATCCTGTCCAAGGATATACTCCATTAGTATAAACCCCGTTAAAAATTGACTTGTGATTAAACAATGATCAAGTATCTCTAAAAATGGCCGCAGTTAAACGTATTAATCGTGAATTAATTGATCTAAGAAGTGACCCACCTGCAAATTGTAGTGCGGGGCCCATCAATGAATCGGATATCTTTGTGTGGGAAGGTATCATTTTCGGTCCAACCGAATCACCGTTTGCCGGAGGAGTTTTTAAAGTGAATATTCAATTTCCTGCAGATTATCCATTTCGTCCTCCGCGCATTGTCTTTACTACCAAAATTTATCATCCTAATATCAATTCACAGGGATTTATCTGCCTTGATATTTTAAAGCAAAATTGGTCTCCGGCTCTAACCATTTCAAAAGTACTATTGTCTATTCTTTCAATGCTAACTGACCCAAATCCTAATGATCCTCTTATGCCTGAGATTGCAACTCTCTATTTACGCAGCCGCGTAGAATATGAGGTCATTGCTAGAGAGTGGACCCAAAAATACGCAATGACTAGCGATTAAAAACCAGATAAACCTCTAGAGAGTCTAGAATGACGGATCTATCCACAACCATTGTCCTTATTTTTTTCATAATTGCTCTTCTTTCCATGGTAACGGTGTATGCCGTCTGTCCTGCGATGTATAGAGAACAATTTACTGATTTAATGTCGTATCCTACATCACAATTATGTACAATGCCTTTGACTAGTACATCTCCTCTTCTATCAGGTCCTGCTCCAGCAACTATCACGGAACCACGTATTCCGTATCACCTACTGGGCGATTATATGGAATCAGGACCTGAGAGACTATCCACTCTCAAGTCTGAATGTAAGTATATCACTGATACACAGAGAGTCATTGAAAAAACAGGATATTATGGTCAAGTCACCAATAATTATAAACACAAGAATCCTGACAATGGATCCACACTTTTACGTGAATTATCCTTATCCTTTTACAAGCTTTAAATTTAATTTGAAATCTTTACTTTTTAAATATATACATTAGAGAATGGATATATTTACTAATTTATTCTGGCTCAGTTCAATACTTTTTATTGTATTATCAGGTTATTTACTATGTTGTAAAAAAAGAACTCCTATATTTTATGCTCAAATTGCCTCAGGGTGTGGTATGTTTATAACTAGTAAGATCGGACGTAAGTTTTTAGGATTCGATTAAAATTTTAAGCGATCTAATTTGGATCGTGTATAGCGATTACGTCTTCGTGTCTTCTTACCTCCTCCAATTGGGATACGAAATGCACTGGAAGTTTCATTATCAGGAGTTACTTGAGACGCTTGAAAGATCGGTTGAATCGATGTTTCAAGAGCCCGCAAATCAGCTGCGGTTTCTCCCGCATTCCAATTGCGTAACACACGACCCGCTCCTTGTGGAGAAAACTTGGCTAATTCCTTGATCCATTTTTCAGATAAAGATTTAGTGGATTCTTTTCCAGTTGGACGAAATCCAGGAAAGAGTACTTGTATTTGACTCAATAGTACATTTGCCTCTTTGGTTCCAGGATTAAATGCAGATGAAGGAAAACTTTCAATAAAAAACTCGGCTAATTTTTTATTAGAGAGTTTCACTTCATATTTTTTTACGACAACATATTGTTTCTGTAAAAGATTCATCAGACCTGTATGAACCCGTGTATCATCAAAATACCATAAATTATCAGAACTCATTTGAATTCCAAGACATTCTTGAATTCCTGCAAATGATTTCTCGCGAAATCCATTTGAATCTCGTGGTTCGCTTGCACGGCAGGGATCATCAAGAGATGCCCGGGGAGACAAGCAGTGAAGTTGATTCATAGAATCCATTACAAGTTGATCTTTAGGAACATTATAGGGAGCCTGTAATAGTGTTAAAGCTAAAATATGATCTACTACATTGAGAACACTTGAAATTCCGTTATTACTATACATAAAAAGTGATTCAATATATCCTTGCTGTCTTAGCTGTAAGAGACGCGGTAAAAGTGAAAGAAAACTCGGGCGAAGCAGTGTTCCTTTTGTTTCAGCTTCATTTAATGCCAAACGTAGATAAAATGCCTCTGTTGATTTTTCAATAAGAGAACGTGTTGTAGGAGATATATCTGAGCGTTTTAAGACACGTGGAATAAGTCGCTCTAGCAATAATACAAACGGCACTAAGGTATAGGCTTGCGCTAAACATTCATCAAAATCAAAACCGACGACCGGTGCCATCCTTCTTACTCTTCCTCTAGAATTTTACACTCTTCCTCTAATTTTGTAATTCTCACAAGAGTTGGACTAGACTCCTCCGATGATTCTTCCTGTATCATACACTTTTGCTCTGTTTTCTTTCGCTTAGACTCAGGTACAACAAATTCACCTCGTTTTGCTCTCTCCACATCTATCCAGAATTCATCCAATTTCGGTAAAAGCGATTTGAACCATTTTTCATCACGATAGACTGTTTCGTGATGATATCCCGAAGAGGTCCATACATTTAATTCAAGTGTCTGCTCATTTAATCCAAGATCCGGTTTCCACGTGAGATCATTGAGTGGACCATATACGTATTTACAAGGTAGCCAATCCTCACGCGTTTCACAAAAACATCCGACTACTGCAATTAATCCTTGCCATTGAGTGTCTACTGCCTTTTTAGATTCTTCTAGAGAAGACCATAATTCAAATTTCACTTCTACATATTCGCACGCCCTAACACCTGTCACTTCCAATTGAAGTTGCATTTGATAGTAGTACTCCATTGGAATTTTTACACCAATCTTTCGTGATTTTGGGCACTTAATTTCAAGAAGATGACCTGCTCTTTCAGGAAATCGTTTAGATCGTAAAATAAGGCCATCAGGACTTGCAGCAAAACGATTATCCGTAGGATGAACAAATCGTCCACATTCCTGAATAAGAGCATCCCATCCTTTTTCAGAATTAGACTCTAAAATAAGTTTTACAACCGACTCTAAACAAATCCCCCAATCAAAAGGATTCATAGAGGCTAATCGTGAAACTGAGACTGCTTTCTTAGACTGAATTTCTAGTTTTCCAGCCTTCTGTAAGGCAAGAATCGCCCGTTCACGAGGACTTCCAAAGATTTTATAGATTTCACTTGCAGTTACACGCGTCTGAAATTCAGTATACCAATTTGCCGTTCGTTGCTCAGTCTGTGGCCGCGACATTAGTTCATGGATTGTACTGCTTTCAACTGGCTTAGTAAATACAGGTTCACTCCACGCAGTATAGGCTTCTAAAAGACCCGATGTAATCTCAGATACAAGTTCATCTGAATCTACTGTTGACATATGCTGTTTAATATCATTTTTCCATTCTTCTACGAGATCCGAATGTAAAGGCTTTGGAATAAAAGTTTCCCATTCTTCAATACATTTAGATAACTCATCAAACATATAGACTACTTCAGGTTGTAGCGGTCTATAGGGTTTCATTTTTTTAGGTTCATCAATGACTTCATCTACAATTTCATTCATCTCTACTAGTACTAGATACATTTTCTTTGAGTGGTACTTGTGTAGATCGTCTCTTCTGAGTTAAAATAGTCTTCTTTTCAATCAGTGAAAACTTAGTCTGACCTGCCGCTGATGTATGATAAACAAGCCCTTTAATTTCCACAATTTGTTCAGTTTCCATATCATAGGTTACAGCGGCTTTACTATTCAAAATCTTACGATCTAAGCCTTTAATTAATAATTTAAATAATGCATCACTATCTTCAGCATTGAGAGAAAGACGACTCGTTTCACGTTCAACAAATTCACGAATGCGTCCAATGCGAAGACCTCGTTCAATCTTATGCCACGGTCTCTGAAGTGCATTATCAGCATCTTGACTTAGGAATTGAAAGGTTTTTTCATAGAATCCTAGAGCCACAGCTCCACTTACATCTAGTAGTGTATGTGACTTTTTATGTGTTTTACCTCTTGAAGTAACTTCAGAGTTCATCTAATCTAGAGTATCTTAGTAAAATGGCCTTAGACCTAAGAAGTCCTTTCCATAAAGAATGTCTCCAGTTCAACTGATAGTGGAAGCCCTGTTGCCTTCCATAACTCACGTCTAAAGATTATACAGTCAACCAGTCCTTTAGGAATTTGAAGATATCTCCAACAGTCTTCTATACCAGTCCTATAATCTAATTCATCCCAGTTATAAAACTCATCCATTTTTGTTTTATGTGTATCTATTTCTGCAAAACAGACTGTATTTCGTCGTGTAATCTCTTTTGTAATTAAATCATTTTTCTTTAAAAGTGCCTTTATTTTTGTATCACTAAGACTATCTTCAATAGTCCATAAACTTCTACCTACATCACATACAAATAGAGAAATTGTAATCCAGTCTTGATGATCTTTATTCAAAACAAATGGTACAAGAAACATATCTAAAACACATACCCAACTACAGTTTAGATGTCGGTTCCTCTTCCTATTCTTGAAATTAATCCAATGCCTCTTCCACAATATTCTTTACGATCTAGACGTGAAGTGTCAACTCGTGATACGATTAATGCTCGCAATATTGAGTCGTGGAGATCAAGTCCACCTGTTTTACAAAGTTTCTTCCGGCCATCCCCCTCTCTTCCAACCTATTCTGCTAGAAAAGATGCTGCGTTTTATGATCAGATTGGAGTTTCGTCGCGAGGTCAACCTCCTCTAACAGTTCCTGCGCCTCCTTTTGATCCTAATGGTTCTAAACTTGAAGGAAATGAGTATTTTGATCAATACGCGCCGAGTTTTGATCCGCGGAATGTGGCACGTGAACTCAAATCAGTAGTTAAAGAAGCTAAAGATGATAAAGGTACACTTGAAAGTAAACGAATTCTAAGCAGAAATTTCGTAAGTCGTTATGTTCCTGAAGGATTTGCTGAAGAATCACAATTAAATAGTCTTAAGGCATTTGAAACTCTACGGCCAAAAATTGATGATCCAACACAGATTTATCGTCAATATTCATAATGGACTTTCCTAGTACAACTGTACCAAGTCTTAGTTATATAGAAAATACTTTACTAAATGCACTTTCAGAACCTATTTCAGAATCTGTTTCAAACTTTGAAAGAGACATAGTCACTGAAACTAAAGAGCCTGAACTACCCATTGTAACAATTCTTCAAAATCGTCTAGAGGATCTTATTCATCAAGTGCGTATCAATCATCTTGATCGTTTCGCGCTTGGACTTCTCTTAGGTGTACATCTTCCAATATTTTCATTACTACTTCTTGGATATATTGCGTGTTTTCCGATCTTCATTACACTTCAAAATCCTATATGGCTTGTAAAACTTCAATCTGAACGATTTGAACTCTTGATTGTCTATTGTGGAGTTCTAGTTACATGTGAACTTTATTCTCTCTATTGTATTTACAAAATTTCACAATGGATACTATAGAATGGCCTCTACTCGTAAAGACCGAAAAGACCGAAAGAAGACTCGAAAGGCATCCAAGTGGACTAAGTTTGTTAAGAAGGTCTATGATGAAATGAAGAAGAAGGATCGTAATGCCAAGCTGGGAGATGCAATGAAGGAGGCATCTCGGCGCAAGTCTGAAATGTAAAAACATCAATCTATACTAAAGACAATGGTCGCACTAGCGGAAGTATTAGTTCCTATAAGCGAGATCATTTTAGCATCTTATCCGATTCTTATTAAATCCGTTGATACTAATCTCTGGACTCAAATTGTCTCCCGAATGACCGTCTATGGAGCTCTAGCCGGTTTTATACTATCAACCTCTTCAAAAAAGGGACTCTCCTCTCTTTCAGGAATTAATGCTGCAGGAGGTGGTTTTTTGAATCTACTTCATATTGCAGTTAGTTATAAGGCATTTAAGGATCTTCCCGCAGGAAATGCGATGGCAATTTTTTATGCTTATCCAATCTGGAATTTAATCGGTGCCTGGTTTATTTTCGGCGAAACTATTCCTCTGTACTTAATGCCCTGGATTCTCTTAGCCATTTCAGGAATGTTGATGATTGCGCAACCCAATGTTGGAACTCTCTTAAATGTTGAAAATCCACTAGCTCTAGCCTCAGCAGTCTTATCCGGTGTGACCGAATCAATGATCTACTTCTTCTTCCGTATTCTAGGAAAAGAGGAAACTACCTTCAAAGGAATGTTTGAACTCTATGGTGGAAGTTTCATTTGGATGTTGCCTGTAATTCTTCTAAGTTTTATAAATACTCCTACACTATCTTCACTTCCACGTCTTGATCTATCAAGCAAGGCGTGGATTCCAATGATTCTTTTTAATGCATTAATCGGATTTACCGGTTATGCAATGAGATTTGCTGCAATTCCCTATGTCTCTACTCTCACATTCAGTGTTCTAAGTTTCTTTGGTATTGTTTCAGCCTACGGATTTGGATATATCTTTCAAGGAGAAAAACCATCTGTTCTTGCTGCCATTGGATCTCTTGCGATTCTCATTTCAAATATAGCAATTCTAACCCAGAGTTAGAATGGACTACGGAGCTGACTTTTATATGAGTGGCCAGAAAATCGTAAATCCTGCATTTTATGATGAATATAATCGTCTTATAGAAGATCCTAAATTCTATGAAAATGAATCAATTCAACCTTATATTAGGAGTGTCAGTTATTTTACTGAAGTGATCCTAATTCCAATGCCTAGAGCAAGTGATAGGCCTGCTTTTGAAGTACGAATTATTAGAAGTGATTCAGAAATTGATGAAGAAAATGAAAGTGCTCGAAGAATTAATTTAAATGATTATTTTTTAAATACAAGTTTTATGAATTATGAAGAATCTATTTCTGCACTAAAAAAGAAATACAGAATTACAAATGGTCCTCCTAGTAATCCTATGAATGTTCCAAGTAATATTGGTAACCGTAAAAGATTAACTGAATTGAAAAATCACTTAATCGAGTATAAGAAGATTCTCGAGCGTGTTCTTGCAAAACCACTAAAGAATGAAGTCTTTAAAAATCTATTTATAATGAATCTAAAGAAAAGCTTCTATGAAGATCCTCTTTCAAGTCTAATGAAAATTGCAAAAATCTATCCTAATTTGGAATTAAATAAACCTGAAATCTACGGATCACCTGAAGAAATTCAGAAGCGAATTGATGAGATTGATAATGATTATACTGATTTTATGAGTTTACAAGCAAAGAATAAAGAAGAAAGGGTAAAGTTTAATGCGGTTATCAATAAAAACGGAACAAAAAAACGATTTCGTTTAGCTGCTATGGGTGGTAAACGACGATCAAATAAAAAATCAAGACGAGTAAAAATCCGTACTAATCAAACTCAACTTTAATATCGACTGTACGATGACAGACTGTATTATTAAGTGTTGTCTGAAATGAAGTACGTACACGCTTTTGATTTGTAGGAGTGACAGCAGGTGATGCAGAGGATGTACTTGTGCGGGTAGATCGTGAGCGACTTAACTGCTTCATATGCGCATTCATCTCAGTCTCAACTGTTTCTTGATGTGTTTTAAGATAATCAATAATCTTCTTCTCAATTGCCCATCTGAAGAAGTTAAGTTTGCCGACAGTTGTAACAAAAGGCTCAACACCAGGGAGACTAAACATAATACGTTCACGACGACAAAATGGATCAAAGAGTTTTTTGCTGTAAGCCTTCAATTGACTCTTATAACTCATATAGACCATAAACTCCTGACCCTCCAAGATGTAGCCAATATTGTGACGTTTAGCATAATTTGTTACAAACCAGTCAATTAGGCGTAGACTAATGGTAGCGGTTCCCTGTAAAAGATCAATAACTTCTCTAAGATCCTTTTGAGCCGAATAAAATGCTTGAAGACTCATTACAATCAGTTCCTGCTTGCAATGAATCTTGCGCCTTCTTGTCTGTGAATCAGGCACTGTACTTTCAATTGCGGACTGAGGAATTAATGTGATAGAGTCCTCCATTTGTATGCTTTTCATAGGATAGGTTTTTTAAGCAGTAATTATTAAGTATAGGTTTCTGTTAGATAGAGGACGATGTATAATCCTCATGTAAGCTTACTTCCGGATAACCCATCTGCGCAGTTTACTGCTGTACAAGGTGGAGGATCTAGATCCCCACAATGGATATCAAGTCCTGTCACTATGAAATCAAATTATCAGAATGATCTACGATCTACACCCACCCAATTGAAAAAGTTTCATTCACTCTGGAAACGAAAACTTGGACCTAGTGTTCCTTCACGTCATAAACCTAAAGCAGATCCAGTGTTTATTATTGGTTCTCTAAATGAAAAAGAGGTAAATGGATTTGTAGTTGCACCTTTGAGAGGAGATCGTGATGCAGCTCAGACTCTACTGAATTGGTCATCTGAACAGATTCAAAAACAAAGTAATTCATATATTCTATTTCATCAACCGTTAACAACGGGAGGTGGAAAAGAAAATGGAGAATGGATTCATACACAACTTGAAACTCTTTCTGCAATATATCCTGGTCACATTCTTATTGTAGGACAACGTGAATCTACGACGCCTTCTACATTACCATGTCTGGATGGAGTCTTTTTCTATTCCTTGCCTGAGACTGAAACACAAATTGCGTTTGGATATTTACCAGATCCACGACTAGTCTATGAGAGACATTCACAGTCCATTGATTTACTTGATATTGATGTCTTAAAAACTGCAGATGCTGGAAGAAAACAAGCAGATGAAAGTGAAGAGATTCTAACTATGCGCTTTATGAAATCAAGTGCACCTTTTTCGTTTGAGAAAGAACAAAGAGTACAAGTCATACGAACAAATCATCAATGGAGCGCACCTCCCGGATGGGTTACACGTATTTCCTTAGATGGATCCAAATCACAAATGGGAGGAGTAGATGTTCCAGCTGTTCCAGTTGTTCCAAATACAGTTAAGGTATATCTTGGAGATACAGGCTATGAAATTCGTAGTCCTACTGAAGAGGTTAAAAAGTTATGGGAGCAACAGCAATTTAGTCCAGATGAAGAGAAACTTCTTCAAGATCAAGAATTACGATATGATCCAAAGGTCTATGGACTCTTTTTGGAAGGTCTTACATTAGCAGATTGTAATACGGAGGCTTCAACTTTTTTGAATCCAGCCTGTGGAGTCTATCGTTATATAATGGCAGATCGCTTGTATCAGAAACTTAAAGTTGCAAATCGAGGTATGGCAACCATACGTACAGATATTTCAGGTGTAGTTCCTAGTGCTCCTCCTACAAATGTAAGTACAAGTACAGATATTCCTTCTAAGGGTCTTCCTCCTAGTCCTGGTCCAACTCCTCCAGTTCCTCCTAGTCCTGGTGCTACTGGTCCAACTCCTACTAGTCCTGGTGCTACTGGTCCAACTCCTCCAGTTCCTCCTAGTCCTGGTGCTACTGGTCCAGTTCCTCCTAGTCCTGGTCCTCCTAGTCCTCCAGGTGATCCTAATCCACCATCTCCTAACTCTAAAACTAAGAAAAAGAAAGGAACAGGATTTCAACCTAAACCTACTCCTACTCCTAAATCAACCTCTGGGATGGTAACACGATCCAAAAAAGGAGGTACACGAAGACGTACTCGTTAAATATCAAATCATTGTTTTTCTTATAAGAAATTCAATGAATTGTTTTTAGATTACAAGTGGTATTTACATACGTGGGAAGCCAACGAGGTTTGCGCCAAGACCGAAGCCTGCACCCTGGCGAGCCGTGACGGCGATAGAGGGTGTAAAGGTATCGAGGAGAGCGAAAGTGGCAAAGGCAGCAACACCGATAGTGGCAATCTCGCCAAAGTTAGGCTTCTTTGGGTTGAGGACGAGGACTGCAACGAAGGCAACGACGAGACCCTCAATTAAATACTTAAGAACTGCAGTTAAAACGTCACCAAATGAAAAGTCCATCTTCTTATACCTTCTAGGTAGAAATTATACGGGCCACCATCCGATACTTTAAGAGAACGTAGTTTCATTCTTCAGAACCCAATGGAGTCTAATTCAAACGCTGCGACTGAGCATGTGAAGCCTGTCAAGGAAGATTTTCTTGAGGAAGATCCTGAGATCCGTAGTCAAAAATTTGTGTTACTATCTTTTCTCAGTCCTGAGAATGTACTTGAGAAGAAGGATCAATACTTCTTTGCAGAGTTTATAAAGCAATACGAGATTGACTATAAAATCCGAAATCTTGAAGCTTATCTTGTTTCTGTTGTCCGGGGTGTTAATGATAAGCTCACGGCAGAAGCAGATCGTATGGAGTCTCTTAATCAAGATATGAGTGGAGCAGTTTCAATCTGCCGTAAGAGTCGTTTGGAAATGGCCACAATTCTTGAAACCTACCACAACTTCGTAAAAGAGAATGATAAGGTCATTAAGAAAACCAGTATTAAGGAAGCTTATGATGACTTTCTTTTCAAACAGCAAAATAAGCTTGAAGATGAGTTCTTCCAGAAGAATGACTTCCACACAAGTATGCGTGGTTTGAAAGTCCGGGGAGTCACCGGAAGTCATGGTGAAGCCGTAGCGATGGCCAAAAAGCTACAGAGATCTGATCCAATCCACAATATCTTTCTAGGGGAGGTCGGAAAGTGGCTACCCTGGGATCCTAAGCCTCACCAAGTTCAGGATCAGGAATACGCTGAGGATCAACTCAATCAGTTGATGAAGAAGTACAAGGATAATGAGGAAGCACGTGATAAGTTCGTTAATGAACAGCGTAATACATCCACCAAGGGAGCTAAGAAGGGTGTTATTGCATCTGATGGAAATCCGGTCACCGGAGACTCAGCAGATGGTTCAGAGAATTGGGGCTCAATGTTTAGTGGTCCTGCTGATTTAGCGATGCAGCGTCGTCAGGAAGGTGTTCCAAAAGATACATTTAGTTCTTAAATTAATTAGTATCTAACATACCAATTTGCTTATAGGCCTCACCTTCATCCGGGGCTGCAATCTTTACGCAAGAATCCTTCTGGCAGAAGGTACCCTCAGAACAGGGTGTCTCCTTCCTTGAGCACGGTTGATTGATTCCCTGGCATTCTTTTGCACTGCAGGAAGAAGGATCAGCTGTTCCACCCACTAAGAAACTCTCAATGCAATTTCCCTGTACACACGATTGTCCAACAGGGCAGTGATTGTCCGCCATACAAGGGAGTTTTGCGGAAGCACTCTTTATTACTTGGGCTGAATGTACTGAATTTACAGGCGTCTTGAAAAACTGAACCGCAACAAAGCAAATGAGTGTTACGAATAATATTAATCCTAATCCTGTGCCTAACATGAATGACATTTCTTCTGATAGATACAGTGATTTTCCTAAGGACGAACAGGTAGTTCATTTTCTTTTAAAATAGGTTGACCTGGTTCTAAACAGAATCCATTTGTACACGCTAAACCTCCTGCACACTCAGGCAGATCAACTCCGCAGCGAACTGCGGGTTCTCCTGCCGCAAATCCTTCAATATTGCTAAAACCGGAGAGGGATACAATAATTGCACCCACACCTACAATAAGGAGGAATGCTGCCCATAGAGGGATCTTAATAAGATTTAACATACGATAGACACTCATCTACTGGATTAGTTAGTTTTTCGCACTGCAATCAGAGGACCTTTCAGTTTAGTTGCCGATGATGGATCATATCGATTAATTTCGGATTCCTCTTGATCTCTATAGTGTTGAGCTGAGTGAGTCCAGAATTCGGGCGCACCAATACGGAAATCACCGTGTAGCTCAGCCTTATACCAAAAAATAATATCTTCAATCTTGTTACTCTGTGTGTTGTTACTGATAACAAGACACTCGTAATTTGTGGTACATTGATCCATCACCTGGCAGAAGAATTCAAAAGAAGGAAATGCGGATCCATAATTTTCAAAGATACGGCGGCGATTGCTCATATATGGCTCACGTAGGATAAATACGTAATCCACATTGGTTCGCAAAATAGGAGGAACACCTAGAGGATATTGCATCGTAATCAGGAAAAATACCTTAACCCATCGTCCATTTAAGAATAAATAGCGAATGTTCAAATCGCGAATCCAACTATCATCGTACAAACAGTCATCTAAAATTAAGAAGGATCGTGGATCAATCCGGGACTGACCTTTTTCCTGTTGCTCCTTCATAATCTTTGACATAATGAGTTTCTGGCGATTCACATAATTCTGAATAATGACTGGAGAGTAGGCTCCGTGAATAAATAGAGGCGGTACCATTTTCTTGTAGAAATCGTTGGATTCTTCCGTACCACTGATGACTGTGCCTAGAGGAAGATTCTTATGATGAAAGAGCAAATCCCGGACAAGTGTTGATTTTCCCGTGCGTCTGCGACCAATAAAAATGCATACGGCATCTTCTGGAGTATTTGCCATATTGAATTTCTTGAGCTGGAGATTCATTGCTGCGCTGGCTGCCATAGTATATTACTAGTCATACACACTATTTACTAGACTCTTGCTAAACGCGCTTTCCTTTTGAATCATTGTTTCTTAATAACTGATAATGTCATCACCCTATCCTTGTTTGCAAACAATGACCTTGCCTGAATCCACTGTCTGGGAGAAGGAACCACCCCCAGCACTACGATCTGCACTTGAGACACTCTATAAACCTCTGCAAACCACCTATCCAGGGATGATTCGGTTTGCCCGCAGCAAAGAACATAGTTCATTCTTGCGGTTTGATCACCGATGGCATCTTGAAGATATTACAAGTGAGATTCCTCAACGGTCGGGACCTTTCTCAGGCCACGCTCGTGCGTACACTGCTGGTCAACCCAAAGAACTCATTGATATTTCAGGATTCTGTAAAATTACCCACTTACTTGATGCGTATCAAATGATTCAAGGTCATTATCCAATTGCACAACACCCAGCACTTCCTGCACCGGGTCCAAAATCGGCAAAGGTCTTTAGTAAGTTACACGATCCACATAATCAAGCCTACGTGGATGCAGTTGCGTGTTATATGCTCAGTAAACTCCGAGAAAGTGGATATTCACCACATTTTTCACTCTTTTATGGCGCCTATCTCGCAATTGCAAAACAATATTATTACAATATCACTGAGGAATTTCCAGAAATACGTTTTGAGAATTGGTTCTGGAAACGCCAGACTCAGGGAATTTTTCAACTTGTTGGATATGAGGGAACTAGCTTATTGTCTAAGGATGATCCATTAATGGAACCACCTGAAGATATTTCAGATTATACGACGGTAGATAGTGATAGTATACGATCATTATATTATGAAAAGGATGAACAAACATCCAATACTATCGAAGATGCACGTAGTATACGATCAGCGTCTATTTCCACTACAAGTGATTCAGAGGACGTTCCAGCCAATGGTACAAGCAGTATTGGAAGTGATTCAATGAGCGAACTCGATGAAAATGTCACATTTTATGCCACTTTAAAAGAGTTTCCTACGCTCCTGATGTTTCTAGAATCTAGTACACATACAATGGATAGTCTATTAAATGACTATCGGGGACAGAGTTATGAGTCTCACTGGACTGCCTGGATGTTTCAAGTAATTGCTGCATTATGTCAAATTCAGAGTATCTGGTCAATGACGCATAATGATCTTCATAGCAATAATATCTTATGGTCACCTACTACCGATGCTTTTCTCTATTACAAAACAAATGATGGTCGTTATTGGAAAGTGCCTACCTATGGAAAGATCTTTCGTATTATTGATTTTGGTCGGGCTATTTATACACACAATCAAGTATTGTGTATTAGTGATGATTATTTACCTGATAATGAAGCAGGAGGACAGTATAATTTCGGCCCACTCTATGATCCTACTAGACCCCGTGTCTATCCAAATCCATCATTTGATTTATGCCGTCTCTCAGTAAGTCTATTTGAAGCATTATTTGATGAGATTCCTGATGATAAGGATGGAGGTTGTATTCTTAGTCAAGAAAATGGCCGTATTCAAAGAGAAACGGTATCTCCTCTATTCAATAGTTTATGGTCGTGGTTAATTGATGAAGATGGTCAAAATGTATTATGGGATGAATCTATGAATGAAAAATATCCTGGATTTGATCTATATCGCATTATAGCACAGAAAGTAAAAAATGCTGTTCCTCGTGAACAATTAGATAAAGAGCCATTTAATAAATTTCAAGTTACAGATACTATATCTGATACTTTAAAAGTGTATCCTTTATTTTTTTGATTTCTTACCATACAATCGTTTAATAAAGACAAGTTTGGGTCCTACACGAATACTTTCTACAATTTGAAATGGCTGATATGCATACACTTTTTCATATTTTTTATTTATATAGATTGTAATGGGCGTAATATTATCGACTCTGATATCGACTAACGATAGAGCATCCTCATATGTTTTAATTTTTTTAAATTCATAATTGCGTATCACTTTTCCATTTATTTTTATAATAGGTTTAGCATAACTTAGACAGATGCCCATACTAGCTTATTTATTTATTTTTAGACCATTGGTTTAAATATCAGATTCTATAAGAGTATTCTATACTCTTGTACAATCTATTACATTAATTACATATTCTTAGAAATTAGGAGGACCAATCTTCACATCTACATCCACTAAATGGGTAGATCCTGATGAACTTGAAGCAGCTGAAGCAACTTTAGAAACGATAGTATCGCTTACAGATTGTACTGATCCCTGAATATCTTGAAAGGTTTCAGGAATTAGAGGATAGAAGAATCCAGTAAAGGCTGCACCAATGAGAAAATCACGTGAAATTTGCTTTACATTTGGACTTTCCTGTTGATAATAGATCGCACCTGCGCTTATACACGCAACAATAATTCCGCCAGCAAGAGCCCATAAAATGAGTTCGATGTCCATTTAGATTCTGAGCAGTTGAGGTAGAAAAAATACGTACGTCTTAACGCACATCTTAGATTGACTCATATTCATCTACAGACAAAGGTGCTGAAGTTTCAATCGGTGCATTTAAATCTTCAAATTCAGTTTGATTTAAAGATTCTACAAGATCGGAGACTTCAAATTCTTCTTCATTTGCGCCCTCTTCAATCATCGGTCGTATTTCTGCTTCTCCTGCGTGACCAAATACAGTATCCATACCTGTAAAACCTACTGATCTTTCCGTATCTACCACAAGAGTTTCTTGTTTGACTATAGGTATAGAATCTGTAGCCGGTAATTCTGAACTAGCAGATTCAGGCATTTTCTCAATAATCACTCCTTTTGGATCTACTGACGGAGTTTCAGTTTGAACAGTAATTGGTCCTGTTGCGATTGGTGCAGCTACTTTCGGAATAACAGGTGTAGTTACTGAAAGATCTAGGAGAGAACCCGATAAATCTAAGGAAGTTTCAGTAAGAGGTGCTTTCACTGATTCATCGTTTGGTGTATCAACTGGTGCACTAGAAACCTCTAGACCTTCTTCATCCTCCTGAAGACTCTCTCGTAAGATTGACTTGACCGGAAGCAAGTTGCGTATGGCTTGTAAAATTCCCTCTTCCAATAGACGATTCACATCACTCATATATTTTTGACGATCAATCGAGGGTACTGTATCACTGAATAGATAGACATTAGACCATAAAAGACGACTACATTCCGAGAGAGTTCTGTGCATAAAATGATCCGGTTTTGGAACGGTAATCTGAATTTTTCGCCGGGGTTTGGCATGTAAACGAATGGCTGAAAGAATCTTCGTATGAGCAATAAATACAGCAGTAATTAAATCTTCAATATAATCACAGTGTACCGACTGTAATAGAATACTTGTTTCTTTTTGTACCTTATCCAAATTCCATTCAGGAATCTGGCTAAGAGACTCTTGAAACTCAGCTAAGATTGATTTTCCACCCTTACTCTGTTTTGAATCAGTAAACCGATCGAGAAAAAATCGTAGTAAGACAGGTTGAAAGTTATAGACAAGCTGTCGGGTATATTCCGACTTCGCTTCACTGTAGATTGCTGCCGTCGTATCTTGAATCTCCATTGAGCACACCTACACTAAAGTATTTTCTAAGGAAGAAAGAATCCACGCACATAAAATCCAAGGACTCGTTCCAAGAGTACATTTTTTCAGAGCCTCTCGTTCATAGATAGTTCCTTTTGCAATTTGATACAAGACAGTGAATGGATCAGCACCTTGTAGACGCACTTCTCGCAATTCCTTCAATGTAGTGGGTGTCTTTACAATAGGCACTACAGGATCATCTTGAAATCCCCATTCTTTCTGAATTAGAATCTGTCTCCAGGAGGGAGATGGTGCTGGATTCATTCGCTTTAAGATACAACGTGACTGAATTGGCTCAGCCATACATTCTAGACGACGAACTTCTAGAGCACACGTCATATGAGAGGATGCTGTCTCTAAAATACGTCGCAAAAACGCCTGCGCATCCAATGTAATATCATCTGCTCCTTCTAACCAGACCCATGTAGGCTCTCTTGTACGTACAAGACCGTGTAGCAACTCACGACCCTGTCGTAGTGCACGATCATCGCGGCAATTCCAGCGAAAGAGTGTATGACCTGCTGCTGCCGCTGCTTGCTTGATCCATCTGGATTTACCACATCCTGGTGGACCTACAATTAAATAACTTTTACCTCGTTGACTTGACATTCTATCCCTGATGAGTTCTATTCTCTTAGACCTCCTATTTACGATCTCTCCTACTTACGACCTGCCTCTAGTTCCAATAATCGCTGAGAATCGCGAATGGCATTTAGACGCAATGACTGGTTCAAAGGATTATTCTCAACTGCCTCTACCATCATTGGCATATTACGTTCCTTACTGACATCCAGCTTGAGTGGTAAACGATATTGTACTCGTCCTAAATCACCTGAGCCTGTCGGTATGGAGGTTACCCTATTGACCGCAAGAGATCGGTCATTTAGATCATCCACCGTCAAGCGTTTGGCAGATTGATGAATTTCTCCCTTAAACACGGCTAATCCACCATTACCCGCAATAGGTGTACGAGCCTTTAATACAGTCTGCTTAGACTCATTCTTGCGCATATTAAATGCGGACTCGTGGCTCGTGAAATCCTTATTTACACTGATGGCAGGTCCAGCAATTCGTGAATTATTGGAGAGTTGTGCCTTCTGTGTCGGCTTTGCAATATCCTTAGGATCATAAATCTTCAAGCGTGAAGGACCCGATCCAGGACCCGCAATTCCACGATAATCCCAGTCCACCGTGGTTTCCTTTACAGTTGTACGAGCAACATCCGATGGATCCCAAGTTGTGATTGCAGGAGCACCATTGGCATATCCTACAGGTGTGCCTGTCTGACGAATATTGCCAACGGTCTCTCCACGACGTGTTGGCCTAGCATCATCTTCATAATGGACTGCTACTTGTCCTGTATCAGCAGGTGACAAGTTTAGACCCATTACACGATCTTGTGTTCCTAGACGCTCATTTGGACGAATTTCAATAGCTGATGCTCCATAGTCATCTCGAGGACCTGCTCCATAGCTTCCAGCATCCGCATTACGATATCCAGCACCTCCAAACTGCTGTGTATTAGGAGTCTTATAAGCACCTGATACATAGGACTGGTATCCTTCCTGAGAAGCAGGAGTTCCAAATGTCTCGGCTGAAGTATCCGTACGTGTAGTGTATTTGAAGACTTGAATAGGTCGTGTAGTCTCTTTTGTATATTCGGCAGTAGCAACACCATTACGCTCACCGGTCTCATTTACAAAGAAGGTATCCGGTCTGTATTTACGAACTTCTCCTGTATCCATTGCAGAATTGGAAATAAAGTGAACACCCGGAACAACTGGTTGATTGTAAGAGACCTTTGGATTATCTGCTGTGCGGAGTTTATTCGTGGTTGGCATTGCCTTTTTCATAATTTCATTGACCTCCAGTTGCTGGAATCCACCGGCTCCAGTGATTCCGTATTTTTCACCTAGAGCCGGTCCGACACGTGTTGCTTCAAAGGGCTTCTCATTGTTACGACGACCCGGTTCAACAATACGACTGCGAATAAATTCAGCATTCGGCTCATTTCCAAAGGGTTGACCAAATGGCTGATTGTAATTAAACATTGGACTAATTTCCTGTTTCTGAATTTGGGTCGTTCCAGCTCCTGTAAACATATCCAAACGACTAGTGTTTGCAGATGGAGCCATATTCTGTTTGATGCTACCTCCAAAGAAGGGTTGCATATTGTTGTGTTTAAATTCGTTTGAACTGATTTCTTGACCACTCAGAGAACTTACAACACGATCTCCTTTGATATACGCACTTGATTGTTCTACACCACTACTGACCATTGCTATCTGTGGAATATTTGCATCCGATGGTTCAGGCATAGGAGGTCCTCCTGTAAAACCTTCTCTAGATCCGCCTGTAGGATTACGCAAAGGAGGAAGGCTCGTGCTATATTGAATAGGACCTCCATACTTCGGTCCGGGGTTCGGTTCAGATGGATACATTTGTCCACCGGGTGTTTTATACATCAGATCAAGTTCAGCACCTGAAAACGCCGTATTGGATGCTGCTCTTCTAGCATCAGTACCAAGCGAGGCCGATTTTCGCTGAGCACTTAGTTCTATAAGCGATTTCATCTGAGATTGAATAGAGGATACACCTTCCTGAGATCCAGTGGTATTCAGTATACTAAGACGGTCATTTAGTTCTTTTAGTTTAGATGCTTCGTTTTGAGTCAAGAATTGCTGACTTCCAATGGTGTAATATTCTGAAGGTGGTTGGCTAATCGGTGAAACACCGAGTCCTAGACTGTGAAATCCCTCTTTACGTGATGATATCGGTGCAGGAGGTGTAGATCCTTTTTTTGCTAATTGTGAAACGGCTGCACCGAGAGCCACTAATCCTGCGATAGCAACGATTTCCATACTACTATTCTAATGAACTAAATAGCAACAGTATCACTGCGCACTAGTTAGTTTAGTTACAAATCTATTTATCGAAGTGTTGCTTGAACGGTTTGATAACACGATTTCTTAGTCCAAGAATCTTTTGATTCAGTTCTTGATGGAATGAAGAAATCAAACGGAGTTTCATACGTTTGTTGAGCCTCGTGAGGCAAATCAATCCAGCGGTTCCAACCCGATGCTCGAAGTGTACAAGGAGGATTACTAACGCGTTGATGTGTTATTCCAAGTGACAGATCTTCTGCGTTTACAAGTGGCTTAGCATTCATTTTATTCGTTTCAGGATTATATGAGACCTGATTATTCTTCACTCGTGTACTTAGACGATTAATATTTTTAAGATCTGATTCAACATCAGTTCTCCACTGACCCTCTGGCCACGAGGCACCCGAATATTGTAAACGAATAGTTGGTTCTGCCGGAAAGCTAGTCGGGCAATTATGCTCAGGCTTCTCAAGATAATAACGAACTGCGTATGAAGTGATACGCATATCATCTTCTTGGTGGAAATTATCAAACTTCTGTCGTGTAAAGGACATCTTCTAACACCGTCTAATACTTTTCAGGACGACCACATTGTGTAACCTTCATTGGAATTGGAGCAAATGTTGCCGTGTAAGGGAACATTTGCATTGAAGGTAAATGACTCTGGCGTACATTAATCTCTACGGAACCCTTCACCGATTTTCGAACAATAGAGTTCTGAATTGTAGGAGGTGGTTGATATTCACGACTAGGGCACGCAGTCAAAGGTAGATTTAATCGGCGTAGATCTGATTCAAGATCTACAAGATTGCCTTTAGTCACAGAGACTTCATTTCCTCCCACTAATCCCAAAATATGCCGGGCAGGTTGAATATGAACATAGGCAAAAGGTGTCTGGACATACGTTTGAGGATTTTCCTTTTTCTCAAACGGGTGTTGTAAGGTTTGAAAGGGCATTGAGTCCATCTCTCTGATTAGATCTAGCAGTTAATATCACGCATATACGATCGGCTCGGGATACCTCCACGAATCCATCCTGCAGATGCGACTTCAGGCACTAAATTCTTAGGATTCTGAATATTGTCTGCTAGATTCTTCACCATCGGAGTAAAGACCTGAGTAAACTGTTGTTCTGTGACCGTTCCGCATTCCTTCAACTGTTTCACCTGCTCGGAGTGAATGAGTAGACTTTCTACATCAGGATTGCCACGGCCTCCACCCATATACGGAACCGTTAAGAAAGGACGAGACTGAGATCGGATTTGGCATCGATTGCTCTTAAAGGAAGATTCATTGCGCATCATTGAATCAGCATCCACTTTTGCATTATTCATACCATATCCATCACGAGGATACATTAAGAGTTGTTCAGCCGCTAGAGGATTCACACGACGAGCATCCGGAACTAGGTATGTAGTAGTGTACTTACCTGGACCAATGGATTGCGTATAATATTGCTGAATTCCACAGAGATCATCGCGTGTTTTTGTGAGTCGGTTGATATCCATCTCTACTACCGTATAACTATGAAAATAGAATCTAAAGTAGAATGAAACAAGTCACGCGTTTTTGTCGTTGTATTAAAGATGTAAGAAAAACGGTAAAATCTAGACCCGGATCAACTAAGGAATCTTCTGCTATAGCCATTTGTGTAAGATCTGTTTTACAGACACGTGGGAGAACTTTAAAGAAATTTAAATGCCGGGGCAAACCAAAATTGACGACTCAAAGACTATAAGAGTCTACTAGTAGAATGCCCCGTTCAAAATCCAATGTACAGCCTCCTGTATCTTTACAGCCTACTATACAGCCTACTATACAGCCTCCTGTATCTGTACAGCATACTGTACAACCTTCCATCATTCAAAGCGTTAAAGAAGGATTTTCATTTGGTATTGGATCTTCGATTGCACGTAATGCAATTGAATCCATTCTTAATTCGTATCAAGAAGACACAAGTGATTTTAAACGATGTTTAGATAAAGGTAAATCTGATAAATGTAGATACTTAGATATACAAAAACGCCAAGCGTGGACTCAGTGTATGAAAGAGTCCAAGTTTGATGATGAATCTTGTAATTCATTGTTTAATGCCTAATTAAAATTTAACCAAGGAAGAACTCCGCCATCAGTAGCTCCTACACACGCCTCTCGCCCACCTTCTTTACACGTCTTACCCGGAATTTTGTATAACCAATTCTGTAGGCTTTCACGATCATTTGGAATGGTACTAGAAGGCATTGTAATAAATTGACGCTGACTCTGACTTTTACCAAACACGTCCGTTGGATCTGAGAACCATTGGACGCGGAAGAAATCGTCTAGAGTTGCCTTAACTGTGGGTGAGTCAATCGGTGCAGCTTCAGCCCGTGTCGGATTGTATTTAATTTCATCAATTAGCACGTTCATAAAGGGATTTCTAGGAGTTGGTAGTGTCATATCTTCATTAGATTCATTGGAATCTACTGATTTAGGAAAAGGAGATGGAGAGGATGTGTGCTGTGTGACAAATCCCTCATCTGATGACTGAATGTAGGGTGCTTTAATCATATCAATGATATCCGGTAATGTAATAAGTAATCCTAGAACAAGTGAATAGGTCATTGTTGTGACTAAATCGTTGTTATAGAGTGAAAATACAAGAGCTACTGCTATTACAACAAGAAAGGTCCGTGTTAATGCATTGATCCGCTCACTAAAGCACGGAGGTCTTCCAGTGGATCTACGTTTCCATTGACTAATCCACGAATCCGTTATAAGAACTCTAGGATCTTCAAACCATGCTGGCGCACATACAGGCTGTTTCGTCGCCATCTATCTATTGTACTATGAATTATCGTCTCTTTTTACCTTTTGCCTTTTCAGCTTCTTCATCTCGCAAAAGTGAATCTGCAACAGCTTTAGCCGCAGCTTCAGCCATCTCTCTCTGTGCTGGTGTCATTGAAGATGTAGGATTTGCAGTAGCACTACGCTTCGCATGCTCCCGTCGGAGACGTTGTTGGACCATTGAAAGTCTGGCAGATCCTTCCCGACCAGATGCTCTTGCCAAATCCATATCTTCAAATCCAAAGGTGGATCTCATACTTTCCATCATTCCAACAAACTCAGGATTATCAGCAAATTCTTTCATCATTTCTTCAGCCTCCGCAACCAAGTCTTGAGGTCTAAACTCTCCACGCTGAAACTTTTCTTGTAGACGTTTAATAATTCGTTTCATTGCATTCTGGAGTTTTTCAGGATTCTGCATCGTCGTTTGCATCAGAATCTCAAAGGCCTGACTTGGATCGGCCTCGCATCGGCGAAGAACTTCAGGATCCAGACCAAATTCCTCTGGTTTGAGTTCCTTAACAATCTCCTCTGCCAATTTGGCTAACTTTCCATGTTTTAGACGTTCAGGAAATGGAGGAAGACGTTGGCCTCCGGGACCAAACATTTCCGCCATCCGTTTTGCAAATGAATCAAAATCGGCTCGACCCATCTTAGAACGCCATTCTCCTAAGAACTTATCAGCCCACTCTTTGAAAAGATCACCATTTAAATTCATATTACCCGGTCCATCCTTCAAAATAAATGAAAATGTCAGAATACTCAAGTATTTTTGAATGGCATCTTTCGTAAAAGAGGAAAGTCCTGACCAGAGATCGGGTGTAATGATAACTCCGGGAAGAACCATTCCAGGACATTCCGTAGTAGATCGATCAGGTCTGCCTCCTTCTTTGAGAATTCTAAGTTTGTACTGATTCCAGCGTTCTTCATTTGAAAGTTTAAGGGCTGCTTCAAGTTCATCATTAAGCTCGGGAAAGACATCTTTGAGGTCATTCGCAAACTCTTCATACTTCTTTTGAAAGATCTGCTCAATCGATGGTTCAGTCATCTAGACAAGATACATAGACGTTCTATGAATTCTTTACGCCTTCTTTATTCCTTTCGCCTTTTCGCAGAGAACACATAAAACACGTAAATATTCCCAGATAACTCCTCGGTTATTTTCCGAAAGTTTTGGCCAGTGACGATCAAAGATCATTAATGTTGGCATCAACTCATTAAATTGAGTCTGCATTACCTTTCGTGCAAGTGTAATAATTTCTTCTTCTCGTTTATTCATAATCATATCATTAGCAGGAATGTAAATGTATTCGTAAAACATATCAAGCATTAACTTAGGATTTGAACTCTTTACGGCTTTCATTCCTTCAAGTCCCATTGAAATATCACGTTCTTCTGGAAATGTTTCTTGAAGGCTTTCAAAGAAACGAATCAGTTGAGTACAAAAGGGCTTCAAATAGTCCATCTACTTAGATTTATGCTCTAGCGTTTTAGATGGAAACGCAATTATTCAGGAAGATAAAAGACAAAATTACTTTCACTAAAACTTGTATCAATGATATATCCGTAACTTTCAAGAAGTCTACAGACTTCCTCAGTAGATGTACCTGCATCCATTAATGTCTCACCGACTTCAAATATACCAGCCTTAATACGGTGGCTCTGTAAAAGCTCTTTTGCTCCTTCTAGAACCATTTTTTCAGCACCTTCCACATCAATCTTAATGAAGTCAATTTGTTGTATTGTATATTCAGAACAATATGAATCAAGAGTCTGACATTTGACATTGAGTTTTGTTATAGTCTGATTGAGATGATCAAAAATAGTTCGTTTTACTATACTTGAAAGACCTACACTCATACTTGGAATGTAAATATCAATAGTACCATTACTATTTCCTAGACAAAAGTTATTCATTTTGATATGAGGATAGACCTCCTTTGTTTTGGCTGAAAGAATTGGATGAGGTTCAAAACAATGGACATTTGAAAACATAAAAAAGTCAAGAACATTTATAAAACTTCCGGCATTTGTCCCAACATCAAAGAATACACTTTGAGTATTTAGACTTTTCTTAAGATTTACAAAATGAAAAAGGATTTGTTGCAACATTGTAAAATCAATAGTATTCAATTCTTGGAAAGAGTGTTTTTCAAAACATCTTTCCATACTATTACGAATCATTCATTCTTAAACCATTGATTTAACGAGCACTTCTAGGAACTCCTCTGGATTGTGGCATTCCACTTTCGCGATTTTGCTGGTATGCCTCCATTTGCCGATCAAAGATCTGTTCCTTTTTCGATTTGCCACGTCCTTCTTCTTGCCGTAGTCCGGAGTCACCAATTCCTTGAGTAGTCCTATCTCCTTTGGCTGCACTTCCATTTAAGAATCCAAAATCCCAATTTTTAGTACTGCTGTTTTCAACATTTGCGCCTGAACCATTGACAATTGTTCCATAGGATTCACTGAGTTTTCCTCCCATTTCAGACATATTCCAGGCTTCAATCTCATCAGATGCAGGTGCTGAAGAGGTTGAGGGTCCACGTGATGTATCTTTCATCTTCCTTTCGTAGAGCCAATTAAGCACGTCACTATTTGTTTTAATGGGCTCTTGATCATTTTTAATAAGAAGAGTGGGAACTTGTTTTAGCCACGTTGGAAGCTGTGATCTAGGTGTAGTATCCACACAGATAAACTGAAATTCTTGTTTATAAGGTGTATTTGCAAGTTCTTTAATAAATGCTTCTGACCAATCACATTTGTTACTATAAAAACAAATGTTAGGTGGTTGACTCTGCCGGAGGGCCATTTTCTATGGGCGGAACTGGTAAAAAAGAATACTGTTTTAACGACGATCCTTTCGGGAACGATTCTTTCGGGAACGATTCTTTCGATCCTTGCGATCCTTTCGTGAAGCACGGTTCTTTCGGGAAGCACGATTCTTTCGGTTGGTGCGCTGAGTACGGTTCTTTCGAGAAGCACGGTTCTTTCTACGTTTGCCGCCTGCTTGAGTATTAGGTCCGATTTTCTCAGACATCGGATCTGCAACTACGGGGGATAATCCTGCGGCTGAGTTTCCAGCTGCAACACCTGCGTTAACAGGCAAAGTGTTTGTCACACCGGAGACAATATTTGAGGCTGCTTTGGAAGCGTTTTTCGCATTTGTAACAACTGCGCCCGTATTTTCAACGACTCCAGTTGTAAGAGCTCCAACACTATTTTTAGTCTTATTGCCGACCTTTGTAACGGCATTTGTTGCAGAGCTAGCCACCTTGGAGGCAGCATTAGTGAGGGTAGAAAAAAGGCTGCCGATGCCGGAACTAGAATTGGCTGACATATCTACAAGATAGTTGGATTTTTACGCATACGAGTTTGGCCTAAATTTGAATATCCAACCCTGTAACAGGATATATACAAATGGATCCCGTAGTATTTGAATCGGTTACATCTCCATCGGATAGGAAGATTCAGTTTACTCTGACACCTACAACCTATCCTTATGCGAATACCCTTCGCCGTGCGATTATGACACTTGTACCCAATGTGGCATTTCGTTCGGATCCACCCGGCGTTGTTTTACCCAATCCCGATATCAAAATTCTTCATAATGATAGCGTAACACAGCCTAATGAACTTCTTGCTCATCGTCTGAGTCTCATTCCTGTACACGGAGCTCCTGCAGAATCGTGGGATCCTGATCGATATGTCTTTCGTATTAAAATGGAAAATACAGGAACTGAAATGATTGATGTGTATGCATCAGATATTACTGTGCTAGAACGTCGCAAGGCATCTGATATGAGTGAAATTCTGGTAGAGGTTCCAAACCGTACCTTCTTTGTACCTAATCCTATTACACGGGATACTTGTCTTATTACATCATTGCCTGGAAAGCGCTCAGCCCTAACACCCTCTTTGCACGTAGAACTCAAGGCAACTGTAGGAACTGGACGTGAACACGCTCGTTTTATTCCGACGTGTCAGGCATCCTATGGATATACACTTGATACGAATACCGATCGTAGAAATCAGTATTTTGAGAAGTGGCTTATCAGTCATAAAAACGTGGATCCTGAGAGTCTGAAAGACGATGAGACCCGACGTAATGAACTTGATCGTGAGTTCAAGAGTATGGAGATTCAGCGGATTTTCAAGGAAAATGAAAAAGGTGAACCCAATTCATTTGACTTTCAGATTGAGACTCTTGGAACTATTTCACCTCGCAGTGTTATTGAACAGGCACTCCTTGGACTTCAAATACTTTGTAAACCATTTATGGCACTTGATACGGGAGATCTTCCTGAGGGTATTCGTATTGAACAGATTGATGGACAACTTCAAGGATTTGATGTTCACATTCAAGGACACGATCACACTCTCGGAAATATGATTCAGACATGGATTACAGATCATCACGTAGAGGGAGCAGATGAACCTCGTCTTCTCTCGGCAGGATACTATATTCGTCATCCACTCAAAGACGAAATGACTATTCGTATTGGATTATTGCCTAATCAGGAAGGAGGAAGTCAGATGACTGTGCGCACTGCAATTACTGCAGCTGCAAAGGGATGTCACGCAATGTTTGGGGATTGGCTCCGTACATTTAGAGGTGAAAATCAACCAGCATCTTTAGAAGCAGTTGGATCTAAACGTACTCTAAAACTTAAAAGAACTGCTCCAGCTGCAAAGTAAGTCTAGAATATCCCATAAATAGATCCAAGGATCTTTACATATCCTATCCATTTTTGCCATGGTAGCAGTGTAAGACCGGATAGACGAATAGCTGTTTCAATATGCGGTCTAAGAGTTTGTAGCGTCCCTTGTAAGGATCGTTTACTGTAAGTGATAGCAAGAAGAGTTTTATCAAAGGATGGTTTTCCAGTACGTTGATTTACATCTTCGTGGAAATCATAGACCCAGGTAGTCAACCATTCATAGAGTTGTGAATAAGGGATTGTTTTTACAGGCAGTATAGGTCTTTGAATAAGCCATTCATCAACGTGTTCTCTGCACTTAGGGCAAGGGATCATCTTCGGTAGAAGTTGAATAAGTAAGATCCATTGTCTACGTTCATCCTCTTGGTAGAGGGGTGTAACAGCTTTACCTCCATATTCAGCAAGTGTATGGAGTAGAGACCAGAGAGGAGGACCCCAATGATCTGTATCAGGATAGTCTGGTTCTGGTTTTTGACACGAACAAGGCATCTTTCTGTATAGAAGAAGGATGTCTTGTTTAATTAGAAAGCCGCATAAACAGCTGGTATACTAAAAAAATATATATGGAGGATAATTGTTTCATTTTTTCTGAAATTATACGATGTGGTCTTATAGGCCGTGTAGCTTATGAGACCTTTCACCGCTTTCACCCTACTCTAAAACTTCATATTTTTGGTCGTAAAGAGGATTTTCAAGATATTACCCAGCATCCAAATAATATTCTTCACGAGCTTGATAATGATTCCGAAATTATTAAGGCATTTGATTCAGGCCACAAGGGAACCTCAATGGTATGGGCAAAAGTGATGCTCGAAGCAAAGGAGGATTATGTTATCCATTTTGACAGTGATGTTGTCTTTCGTGGAGATATAGTTCAAGATATTATTGACTCTCTAAAGGACTATGATATTGTAGGTGGTCTACGTAATTATCCTAATAATCCTAATAAGAGAGATGATGTTCGTCATTTACCTGACTTGACACAGACGTATTGTTTTGGCTTCAATAAGGCACTGAATTATATACAAGAGCCTAAATTACTTGCTCGGTTTATAGAAAATACTGTTACGAGTGATATTATAGAATTTACCCAAAAACTTTATCCACACTATGGATATTTGCCTACAATTGATTTCTTTGATCCAGTTGCATTTAATATGGTAAAAATGGGGGCATCTATAAAAATTATAGATGTTGATATAATTGGTGGAACAAATGATGAAGGAAAACGTATTAATAAGTATGGAATTCTCAATCGTGATATGGACTTTGGAGAAAAGATTGCGCACTTTGCATCTGTAGGAAGCGGATTGAACTTCTTCAATATGATGAATGCAGGAGAATCTATTCATGTAGAGCAATGGTATGTAGACTATGCTCTTGGAAAACTTGATCTCTATATGAGACTATTCTATAATAAAAAGATTATGGAGGATGAAAAGAACAAGACCTTCTTAGAACTTGAGGAGCCATTACGCAAGGCATTCTTTACGTAAGGTAAAGCGTGTAGTTTATAGAAAATAAAACAGATCTTTATAAAGATTTATTTTATTTTTTATTAGACCAACAATCATTCTATAAGTGTGCCGCTAAATTATGATTAATCAACCTCTTCAATCTTTGGCTCAGGAATAATTGAAGGTTCCTTTTCTGCTTGATCAGAACCTGATTCAGATTCTGAACCAGATCCATAGAGCTTCATAAAGAGAGGACTGAGTTCTGCCTCAGCCTTCTTCTTCTGCTCTTCAAATTCCTCCTTCTCTGTAGAGTTTGTCTCGTGAGCCTCCAGCCAAGCCAAATAACTCTTAATGGTCTCTAGACCTTTCTCCACAGCATCAGCACCAAGCTTCTCCTTCACCTTATCCTCATTGAGTGAATTACGTGCATTGTACAGATATGTCTCTAGACCATTGTGTGCATCTATACGTTCCATTTTTTGTTTATCTTCTGTCTCAAACTTGGAAGCCTCAGCAACCATTCTCTCAATTTCATCCTTACTCAAGCGACCCTTATCATTTGTAATTGTAATCTTGTTACTCTTACCTGTAGACTTCTCAGCAGCTGTAACATTGAGGATACCATTTGCATCGACATCAAAGGATACTTCAATCTGCGGAACTCCACGTGGCATCGGTGGAATACCATCCAACTGGAATTTACCTAGACTATTAGCATCTCGTGTAAATTGACGTTCACCCTCAAAGACTTGAATGAGAACTCCTGGCTGATTATCAGCATATGTACTAAATGTCTGTGTTTTCTTCGTAGGAATAGAAGTATTACGATTGATGATCTTTGTCATAACACCTCCTGCAGTTTCAAGACCTACTGAAAGAGGAATGACATCCACTAAGAGAATATCAGTCGTTCTGTCAGTCTGACCCTTGGTTGCCGTCAAGATATGTGCCTGAACTGCCGCTCCATAGGCAACTGCTTCATCTGGATTTACACTGTCATTGAGCTTCTTACCGTTAAAATATGTAGTAAGTAGCTCACGAATCTTTGGAATACGAGAAGAACCACCGACCATCACAATTTCGTGAATTTGCTCTTTGCTCATCTTTGCATCCTTCAAAAGTGTATCGAGAGGACCAATGCATCGCTTGAAAAATGGTTCACAGAGAGCCTCAAACTTCGCACGTGTAAGAGTTGCTTGGAAGTCCTGGCCTTCTGCAAGACTATCTACCTCAATTTGTGCCTGTGTAGCCGAGGATAAAATGCGCTTTGCCTTTTCACAGACTGTACGTAGTCGTCGTAGAGCACGCGCATTTCCAGTAAGATTAATCTTGGTCTTTTTCTGAAATTCAGATATACACCAATCTACTAGAGTATTATCAAAATCTTCACCTCCCAAGTGAGTGTCACCTGCAGTTGCCTTCACTTCAAAGACTCCCTCATCAATACTTAGAATACTTAGATCGTGTGTACCTCCTCCGCAGTCAAAGATTAATACATTTTGTTCACCCTTGGTTTTCTTATCAAGACCATAGGCTAAGGCAGCAGCAGTTGGCTCATTAATAATACGGAGAACATTGAGACCCGCAATTGCACCAGCATCTTTAGTTGCTTGACGTTGGCTATCATTAAAATATGCAGGAACCGTGATGACCGCATCCTTCACAGTCTCACCGAGAAATGCCTCGGCAGTTGCCTTCATCTTTTGTAGAACCATTGCTGAAATCTCCTCTGCAGTGAAGGTCTTATTCTCACCCTTGACTTCTACTTCAATTTGCGGCTTACCGAGGGATCCTTCCTTCACTGTGAAAGGCCAATGTACTCGATCTTTCGATACGGTTGAATCCGTGTATTTACGACCAATAAGACGCTTCGCATCAAAAATGGTGTTCAATGGATTTGCTGCGGCTTGACCCTTAGCGGCATCACCAATTAGACGTTCATCTGCAGTGAAAGCTACATAGGAAGGAGTTGTACGATTTCCTTGATCATTTGCAATAATTTCTACACGGTCATTTTGCCAGACTCCAACACACGAATACGTAGTTCCTAAATCAATACCGATAGCAACAGGCATCTTCTACACACTTATAATCATAGTGTTTTAAGTCTAGAAAATGGAAAATTGAAACTTCTATCTAAACCCTACCACTACGTATAGATAAATGAGTGTATCCACATGTATACAAGCTAACCGAGAACCTGGAATTAGTTTTATTATTCGTGCGCGAAATGAAGAACAGACATTACCTATGGCACTTGATACACTTAAATTTCTGAAAGTTCCATACGAGATTGTCCTTATTTTACATAAATGTACAGATGGATCCAAGCGTGTAGCGGAACAACGAATTCAGGATGGAATGCCTATTCGAATTATTGAAGATACTAGACATTTATCGAGAGCTGGATATGAAACACTCGTAACACCCGCATCTCATACAGCATCAGTTGTTCATTTCTATCAATGTTGTTTTTCAAATGCAAAGTATACTTGGATTTTTAAATGGGATGCTGATTTTCAAGCAAGTCCCCAATTAATTGAATTTCTTAACTATCGTCTTAATCTAGATTCTAAAGAGAAGATTCATTATAGAATACCCTGTTTACTTGGAACTCATGTAAACGCCGAAATTTATTTATCCAATTCACTTCTTACATTTTCAAAGCACATGTTTTGGGAAACACAAGTATGGGATTATGAAAGTAAAGAATATTCGATTCAAGCGACTATTCAATCGTTACCTGTGAATACAGTTAAACCCTATTGGAATGAACCTCCTTGGTTTATAAATGGAGTTGATCCAGAGATCGAAAAAAAATGGATGATTTTAAATTATGCATTTGGTCCTGAAGGTAAAGCAGCTGCACGTGCTTCTTCTAAAGAATTAGATGAAAGTTTAATTGGTGAATCTAGAGACTATTTAGAAACACACGGTATTTATTTTTTTAGATAGAAGCACCTACAAGCGTAGGTTCAACTGTAGTTACACGCGTACTATTAACAGAAGGCATCTGATGGGCTGCCTCATCCTTAGTCATCCGAATAAGATTAGGAATACCAAACTCGCTCTTGAGATGATCAACAACCCAGTCAATTACCTCCGCAAGACGAAGTGTTTTTGAGGCTGGCTTGAGCTTGTCAAGATAGAGTTTATGAAGTCCAAAGACAAGTGGTTGTACAGACTTCGGTATGGCCTTAAATGTAATGCTATGCTCCTTGTGGCAACAGCAATACCACTGATACAGCAACTTTGTTACACCACGATAGTCATTTTCAAACTTCTGAAATTCCTCGCTATCCTCAGGATAGACGCGTAGATATTCCTGAACACGCTTATTTGTGCGAAGACGCAAGAAACGACCATATGAATTCGATTCAGTACCACGCAACTCCCTACGAACACGATCGTGATCAACATTGCGGAATCGCCAACGCTGAAGTCCAGTATGAACCACGAGACCCTGCCAATACCACGGCTTCGATTCCTTAATCTCATCAAATTTATCCTTGAGATCAGTCCACGAGGCAGGAGCATACTGTGTGCTATAGGTCTTTGGACGCCACTGAGTAGGAATGTTTTCCGTAGTAAAGAGGACTGTACCATCTGCCTTTACAGTTCCACGGTATACAATCCAAAGATTGGCTTGATCCACTGCCCTAACTACACGGTGCTCAGGATGTGCAAGAACTAGACTGAGGAATATTGCCTTTACAGTCTTATCATCCTCAGGAAGATTCATCTGTGATTCAAAATCAGTCAATGTAATCTGCTTAGCAGCAAGCGCCTCATTAAAGAGCTCACGGAATGTTTTATTGGAATAAAATGTGCCATCAGCATCTAAACGACTTCGTGTTGTAATGTGAGTTACAGGATCATCCCGATAGCGAAATAGATTAATCATTACACCCTCTACAAAATCCTCTAGGATCAATGAAGTATTCATCGGAATATGTTGATCACGCCTAGCTGAAAAGGGTGCAACACAGCACGGAATATTAAGACGTGTATCCCATACAACCGATCGGCACAACTGTTCTACAATTGTGGAGGATTGATCAGCCTCATCTTTCTTAGTCTTATCCATCTTAAGAATTACATAAGGACTTCCCTCAAACTCTAGAATTTCAAGATTAGGCTCTTCAGACTTAAGCCAGATTTTCAAATCAGCCCACTGAGGATGCTTGCCAATCCACTCTGCAAAAGTTGTCAGTGTTGATACGGAAGAACCAGACTCCATTTGTATATACCTTATAATTCGCTGCGAATGAAATCAATTTTTGTTTATAGACTGCCGTTAGAATGGCCGAAGAAGATGCCCTTTTACAACCAGACTTACAAGAACCGAATGAGCCCATTCTTGAATTAGGTGATCGTGTTCGCCTTAATAAAGAGACTCCACTTACGGGTACAATTGTCTACCGATCGTATGACAGCCTTTTTATAAGACCTGATGGTGTACTGGATACATCTAAAGAATTTAAGATCACTGAAGAAGGATTAATTGAAGGGGAAGATACTCTAATTGATTCTGTAGATCTCTTAAACAAACGAAAAAAGAAAAGTTTCATTGAAATTTTTAATTTACAGGCGGATCAACTCATCCATACATATGAAGAAGATGGTACTCCCTATAAGGTTTATACGATCAAGCCACCTCTCAATCTAGAAGAGGATGCACTAACCTTAATTGATCCTGATACAAATGAAGAGATCTTTATTCGTTTTAATTTTATTGGAGTTGAACGAGATCTTCCCTTTCGCAATCTATTTGGTCGTGAAGCACCTGAAAAGCCTGTAGTTTCTACTACGGAAGAAGCACCTACTGAACTAGTTGAAGAAGATCTGGAAGATATTGAGGATTTCACCTTTTTAGATGATGAACTTGAAGCCCCGGCTGATCAAGCGGATGTTGAGCGTCTAATTGAAATCCCGAGCGCTGAGCGTATCTATCCAGATATTACACAGAAAAGTGAAGCCTACGCAGATCTTCTTTCACTACAGAGCACAGCATCACAACAATTAGAAGAGACGCAAAAAGCGACTCGTGTACTCGTTGAACTCTTTTTTAGACTCCGTGCCTCTGTATTACGTCTAAGTTCAGATGGATTTCCAATAGGCGTAAAGTCAACTAGTCTTCAAACACTTGCTGATGCACTTGAAACTCATATGCTTGCTCTAAGTCGACCTGTCCTTGATATCAAAAAGATTCTATTTGTGGATGAAATTGGTGATGGATCTACAATGGAAAATCTACAGATTGAAGACTTCTATTCATTTATTGATAAGTCTATTCAATATTTGGAAAACCCATCTGAGATGGCTGGATCTAAATTTATACCTTTTCTCACTACCTATCTTAACCGATTTAATTCAACGTGGCACGAAACAGGATCTACTCCTTTATACGCATTCCAACGTGATGAGGAAGCCTTTCGTCTAAAAGCACCAGGCGATGAATCAAGTGTTCCTGGATATTCATCTCAGTTACCTGATCCAAAGAAAGTACGTATCACTACCGATTCCGTTTCAGAAGTTGAACTTTCAATGGTTCGTGTTCTCAAAGCAATTCATCATAAGAATAAACTACTACAGCCAGGTGAAGAGGCAGTGATTACTGCGTACATTATGTTTCCGTATCTATATTCATACTGTCTAAGCACACTCAGTCAAGAATCACTCTATGCTGATATTACTGCAGGTCTACAACCTTTTACAACGTTGAAAGATCTTCTAAAACAGTCTGGTGAAATAACGGAGATTCCTTCATCCAAACAGCCTTTCCGCATTTCAGTAGATGGTGGAACTCTAGGAAATATTCCTCTCCGTGATTATTTGAAAGCACTTGATCTAAAAGCCGAAGGAATGGGTGGATTCTGGCCACTACAAGTTCTAATGGGAATGCGTGAGCGTGAATGGACACTAGATCAACAAGCGGTTCTTTCAGAAAGTATTTCAGCCACACAAGCTCTAATTCTAGATCAAATTTTAAAACAACGTGAAGCTCTTGCGACAATGGTGAGCCAACCTCCATCGGTTCAAGGAATTCAGATGATTCCTGAGGCTAGCGTATTAATTGATCAATTGGCGGGGGAACCCAGTGGTATTCTTCTTAAGATTCAAAATGATCTTCGTGAACACTATCCTTCGTATGCTAATAGTGATGTAGCACTTGTAGGACTTATCTTACGTCATTATCCTGATCTAGCGTTTGCGCAAATGGCAAATCAACCCATTGCTCTTACTAAAGCGCGAACGGCACATCTTCGTAATGAATACATTGTGCAAATTCAAAATGAGAAGCAATTGAAGCACAGAAAAGAGTTTGCGGGTGTAATTCCTACACCGAATCGCTGTGCACACGTAAAAAATCTGTTAATGATTCGTAAAGTGAAAGATGAATATAAGCGAATGGCGTTACTTGTCAAGTTCTTAAGCGTCTATCAAGGAGAAAAAGAAGATAACTGGGTTAACTGTGTTGGATGTAGTCAACATTTACTCTGTGTACACGAATTACTTCAAGTCTATCAATTCTTACGACCTGGAGATGTGGGTGTATTAAATAAGGAAATTCAACTCAATTTCGGAGGTGGACAATTCCAGGGATTCTATATTTGTAGAAATTGTGGTCAATCCATTCAGGAGATTGAGTTTGATACTCATATTGAATTCGATGATTCTGGACGCCCAATGATGGGCCGTTCTGAATTAGTGGATAAGGAGTCTCTTACAGAACAGCAGATTGAGGAGGTTCTTGGACCCATTGATTCAATTGATGATGCGATTGAATTCGACAATGAAACGAAGCGTCTAATCTATACTACTGCAAAACAAATGGCAGATCGTCTATTCACACCTCTCAATCGTGATGCCTTCATTCTTGTAGTCAATCGTACATATTCCATTATTCAACAGATACCTTCACGTGAGAGATATCTACAGATTCAAAAGGCACAGCGTAAAACTACAATGGCAGACTATGATGTGTATCTAAATCAAGCTCTCATTTGCGCAGTAGGAGTTCATCTACTTATTTTAATTCAGAGTCACGTACCTGATTTAATAATACGAACTATACCGACAGGCTGTAGAAATCTTGGAGGTCAGCCTCTTGAACTTGAAGGTGGAACACAAGGCATTCAATGTGTTATCTCCGTTATTTCATCCTTTACAAAAGATTCTGCTCCGTGGAATTTGACACAATTCCAGAAAATACAGGATGATACTGAACGACAGAAAGTGATTTCAAGCATTTTTGAGCCTATTCTTAGTAGTAGTCTACAGGATCCTACCATTCTTCATTCACTCAATAAGAAACGTGAATACCGCAAGAAGATTCTTGGATCTGCTGCAGGTCAAGGGCGTCCTGATGAAACATTACCTGCAGAATTCAAACCTATTCCGTATCAGCAAACTCCTGAAGAATTTGTTGAAAAGATTATTGTTCCTGAGGCTGCAACCATTGAAGATCGTGTTGAACTTTGGATTCGTCAAGGAAATACCTTGGCGAAACAACATAAATTACCGATGCCAATTGTATTTAGTGAGGCCTCGTGCTGTATATCACCTTTATACGAAATGGACGAATTCTGGAAGAAGCCCGAGACTCAACAGAGTCTACCTGAATTTAAGAAACGTAGTGGAGTGCCACCTCCTCCAAAGATCACAAAAGCTGAACCCATTATGAAACCGGCACAACTGGTTCGCCCTTTACCGGATCCTCCTGAAGAAAGTTATTATCAATTGTTCTTAAAAGTGTGTAATTCATCCGATTCAAACGATAGTCATAAGGGATACAGTCACGAATTTGGTCTTACACATAAGTGTATATGGTGTGGCCTACAACTCCCGATGGAACCTGAACTTCTTACAGCAGAAATGGGTCGTAGCGAAATTGAGAAACAGGGTATTGAAATTACAAAAGAGACATTTGAGGATCTATTGAATAAAACTCACTTAGCCAATTCATTTAAAACTCCATCATTGAAAGAACAACCAGGTCCTCTAGATACGTGGATTTCATTATCAAAACTGAAACCTGAACCTGTTGAAAAATGGTCTGAAGTGATGGCCAAAACACAAGCGGAGCTTATGAAATTACCCCCTGATGCAGAAGAGATGGAAGTTGCGATTGCACTAAATGACTTTTCCACGTTAGCACAAGAAGTAGAAATGCTCTGTAAAATGCGTCTACCGAAACAGCAGCACGCCTTGCTAGATTCAATAATTGAAGAGGGTGCAGAAAGTATTATTCGATTTTTACAATCCTATATGATTGTTCCAGTACGTAGATTTATGTCTAAAACCTCTAGTAAATCATATAAAATTCCTAAGAGTTGGGGACTTGATTCATTTCACAAGATGGATCTTGATACAATTTTAGAAAATCATTCAAGTTATCTACTCAAATTCAATCGTATTGAAATAAGTCCTTGGTTACACTCGAAGATGCAGGCAATGATAGATCAATCCCGTGTTCTTCTCAGTAAATTACAGGCAATTCGACCTATTCAAATTCCTGGAAAAGAAAAGACCTATTATTTCTTTTTGCGATTCTGTTTATTTGCTCCTCTTGCTAATTTTGTAGATCCGAACATATTACCTCGCTTGGTTCAGGAAGGAGTTGAAGTTCCTATTTCTCAAGTTGAAGAACAAGCTCTATTTCCAGCTCGTTTTCTAAGCGATATGATTAAGCGATTTATGGAAGAGGGATTTAGATTAACTCCTGAACAGATTCGTGAACAAATTGCCAAACGTGCCGAAATGGAAAAGGAAAATATCATTAAGAAAATTAATGCTAAAGATCGTACTGGAAAAGATATTGAAAAGATGATGATGCGATTAGGTATTGGTGAGTATGCTGTGGGTGGAACTTCCGCAATTTACTCCTATAACAAAGAACAATACGCAAAAGAGAGAGAACAGAGAGCCGAATTTGGAATGGCTCCACCGACTGCAGATGCTCTTGGTTACTATGGTATGGAAGGAGAGGGTGAAGGATATATTGGAGATGAGATGCTTGGAGAGATTAACGGATTTGATGATGAATAATCTTCAGAATAGAATCTAAGAGGTTACATCAGATGAGGCGTTTGGTGTTCGCCGGATTATTATATTTAACAGGAATTGCGATTGTACTTGTTCTAAAACCGCAACTCATGTTTCGTGAAGATGGTCATTGGAAGGAGTTTGGAATTGGTAGAGATTCAGAATCATTTACACCATTTCCATTTTGGCTCTTTACAATTCTATGGTCGTTAATGGCTTATGTATTTGTGCTCTTTATTGAAGATTCACTCTATATTCCAAATGATGAAATTGATATCCAACGAAATTCATCCACTGTGCGATCTATGAAGCAATCAAGAGCCGTACAAGAATTGCCTCCCGGGTATTACATCTTAAATGAAGGGTCTACGGGACGTGATAAAGTTCCTCGGTATGTCTATCTAGGAGAAGCTCCACCTGAATAAATTAGACAATACACGCTTGAGCAATTCCATTTAGAAATGTCTGAGTGTATATGCCAATCCAAAATACATAAAATGCAGATGAAAGCCCCTTTCGAAGTTCTGGTGTATTAGTTTGAAAGAGTCCTTCAATTGGCCAACGAAAGCCTGGTATAAAATACAGGACGATCCAAGCAATAATAAATGGAATTGGTACCATAAGTGCACGATAAAATTGTGTTAAAGGAGTTACTTGATTACAACTTAGATATTGAATCAGAATATTCGCTATAAAGGATTCAATTGTGGCTAATAGTGGAACAAGTACGACAAATCCTATCCACAGTGGAATCGTTGGAGGAATTTGAAATAATCCTCCATCCCATCCTAAAATGAAGAGTGCAAGAGTAATGGCCACTAATAGGGCTACTACGATACGAATTCCTGAAGTTAGGCCGGCTGGTTTTTTGTCCTTCGCCATCGATCTCTATTTAGCACACACTATTCCTCTTTACAAAAAGTATATTCAGCGGTAGATGTCAGCACTGGATCGCGCATTCTTTAGAAAAGTCAATCTCCGAAAGAAGGCGATGGAAATTACAGAGACACACGCAGTGATTCCGGCGTTAGAACGTGCTCCGGAGATCCGTGTAGAACTTCCAAATCGTAGACTTCTGACAAATGATGAACGAAAGGAAATACTTGCGGGTCGTATGGCTCAAATTCAAGTTCTGGATGAAGAAATTGAAGTTGAACGGAAAAAATTACTGGATGCTGTAAAATCCTATAAACTTCTTAATTCGGGAGCTGCAGAGGTTGTAGGCTTTAATGAATCTGTAAGGCGTTTAATGGAACGCCGTTCTACATTGGCACGTCCAGATACTTGGATTGAAGATGTCTATGGATTGAACTATACTGATATTTTTTTGAGAGATAAAGATGTAAGAAAACTTGGATTTCCTGTCTATCAACTAAAGCGTCGTGTAGAGCCTATTTCAAGTATATATGTAGATCAACAGAATGTTGATGGTACTACTACCATTGACACTAGTGCTCTTGCTAGTAGTACAATTGGCGTTGCTCCTAGTACAAATGCCACTGATGTCGCTCCAATTGCTGTTACTACAGGACCTAAGCAAACTGTGGCTACAGGATCCATTATTGGACGACGAGTTCTAAAACTGAAATCAAAACCGCAAGTCTAACAGTCTAACAGTCTAACAGTCTAACAGTCTAACTGTCTAACAGTCTAACTGTCTAACAGTCTAACTGTCTAACAGTCTAACAACTATAATCCACATAATTCTTTTCAATATCACTAAAGCCTGGTCGTTGGATTACACATCGAACTTTAGGGATCACAAAGATATAGGATTGTTGTAAGACTTTCCAAGACATATCCGTACAGATATATTCACCTTTATGAACGGATAAATCATCAAAATAATCCTTATACGGATTTTTCGCATTGGTTTCGTAATAGTGTAAATTTGCTTTCCAAAAATCGTGTAATACAGATTTAAATTGACTCTTTACAAGATAACACGATGCAGTCTGAAGATCAAAGGATTGTCTAAGATTGTCAGAATACTCTATATCGTGTCTACTTGCAAATCCAAGACATAAGATATCAGCAGATGAATTCATAAAGTCACGAATATAAAGATCTAGATCCTCACGACTTATTTTAAACTGTATATCATCTTCACAAATCCATATACAACGATCGCTAGATAGATCTTGTTCTAATGCTAGAATATGACTTTTTAGACATCCAATAGCACCCTTAGACTCAAGTATTGCTGGAACCCGTATTGCTCCTTTAATTGATAGACGTGCAAATTCACTTTCAATGAATGCAAGACGATCAGTTCTGTGATCTAAATTAATAAAATAAGGACCTGATATCATCGTGGTGCTTTATTGTAATGGATATTCCTTTAAGATTCCTTGATTTTTATCGCAATTCACAGTCTCTACCCTATAACGATAGCAGGCGCCATTTGGATCTTTATAGACCAGTGCATCCACAGTGGTTGGATGAGGATATTTATAGAGTACCTCGTGTGAACCACGTCCACCCATTAGAATATAGAGAACTCCTAGAATTATACCGATTGAAAATGGAAGAATATGAAAAAATTCAAAGATACTGTCCATCGTATTCCTATGTATGATGTAGAACAAAAAGATGATATCAGATATATTACATAAACCAATGTTTGGTATGCTTATTTCATTTATGTTAGGATTAGCAATTGTAATGGTCATTTCTCCCATTTGTAAAGGAAGTGAATGTATGATTGTAAAGGCGCCTCCTCTCAATGAAGTATCTAACACCGTATATCATATCGCAAATAAATGCTATAAGTTTGAAGCCTATGGTGTTGAATGTCCTGAAAAGGGTGTAATTGAAGCATTTGAAAATATACAACTATAGATTTATGTGCGGATATAGCCCCCGGGTTTCTTTACGCTGAACAAAAAGAATGGCAAACGCGGGAACACTCTTAACCGATCTAGATACGAAAGCCCCTATTGCAGGAGATGGTGATCTTGTAAAGATGATTTACCAAGATATGCATACACCTCAATCTGGAGATGGAATGCGTCCGGGTGCTCAAATGCCTGGACCAATGCCTCCTCCGCAATCCACCGCACAGTATCAGATGGATTCTGTTCCAGCAACTGCACACGTCATTGGTGGACAGCATCCAACTTCGGCTGATTTTGCGCAGATGCTACAATCATCACAACCCGGATTTTCATCAGATCAAAATCGGAATTGGTCAAGTATGAATACAGGAAATACGCAGAATTCACAAGCACAGTTGGCAGCACAGATTGCTACGATGCAGGCAAACCAAGGAAAACAGTGGTACTCTTCATTTGCTGAAGAACTCAAAACACCTATTCTCATTGCGATACTCGTGTTTTGTGTAAATCTTCCTTTCCTAAGTGTACTCGTTGCTCACTATGCTCCTTGGATGCTAAAATCATCGGGTGATATGAATGTGTATGGTCAGATCTCAAAGGCACTGTTAGTTGGACTACTCTTTTGGGGATCCAATCGTCTACTTCTTCCACTTCTCGCAACCAAGTCCTAAAATCATCCCTTGTGTTAGATATGAAGCAGACTTCAGAGTTTTTACCAGGAATTATGATGGGTATCTATTTTTTACTCGTAGTGATTCTATTTAACCGTATGTCAGTGACAGCACTCTTTTCATCCATTGGTATTGGAGCTATTGTATACTCTGGAACGGATTCAGTCTTATATGCGGCGATTGCTGCCATTGTGATGCTCTTTATTGTGACAACTTTTATTCCAGGACCTATCGTTAAAAGCGAGGGATTTAACACACAGACTCCACCAGTGGAAATTTCAGATCTTTTGCGCAAAGTGTCAAAGGATAAGTCTAATTCAGTAACGGAGACTATTATGAAAAACGGTTATCATATTCCCGGCTTTGGTATTTCGGGTCCTTTCGTGGAGGGATTTGAAGATGCTAAAGAGGAAAAGCCTGCTCCGGCTGAAACACCACAGAAAGAGATTAAGAAAGATGCAATGCCACTTCCATTTACACTTGGCGAAATTCCCGCACAAGTTAAAAATGGACCCCACATTGATGCGGGATCTACTCTGATTAAGGCAATTCAGAGTCTTAATCCTGAACAAATTCAGGCAATGACAAAGGATACGCAACAACTCATTGAAACTCAGAAGAGCTTAATGGGTATGTTGGGCACAATGAAACCGATGTTAAATGATGGAAAACAGTTAATGGAAACCTTCCAACAGATGTTTGGACAATAAATAGGATCTTACACTCTAAATTTCAACGAGACAGTCTCATTGAAATTCATAGAAGGTCGTAGAGAGGATGGTCTTATCAATCTTTAAACTTCCTAAAGCATTCCGATATCCAGTTTGGTTCGGTATTGGATTTATAGCTATTTTACTTATTATTATTGCTGTTCTCTTACATACTCGTGAACCACAGATTATTGTTGTACCTACTCAACAAGCTCCCGTCCATGTTTCAATGAAAGGAGGTGATGACCGATATAGCCGATCTCCTGAAGCGGAACGTGATTGGAATACAGGTCCGGATCTATCACGAGTACCAGATTCACCTTTTAATATTCCGACTCAAGGTGTTCCTGAATCCTATCAATCAATGGGAATTATTAAGACTCCCGAGGGACAAATGCTTCCGTTGTATGGTCGCCGATCTGTTTCCTCTCGTGAACGCTATAATTATTATACACGTACGGATACTTATAATCCGATACCAATTCCTATTACAATTCAAGGAAGAGATTGTCAAGATCAGGTTGGATGCCCAGAACTCTATGATGGAGATACTGTAAAAATCGCGCCAACTAAAGAAGTAGGTGAAGTCACGATTTATCGTGTCCGAGATATTGTCCGCTAGAGTTTAGAAGGATGTCGTTGCAGACATGTCAAGGAGGAGATACACAGGGTTATCCATTACAATTATCACAATCACTCTATAGTTCGTGGTTGGGAATAACTAATGTAGAAAATGAATTAAAAAAGATAACAGTTCCTTCTGATATTACTGTAAGTTGGGGACCTATTCAACAATCTGCTGCTATTCGTGCTTCTGTCTCAGATGGTGCATTTACTGTAAGTGGATTTTCAATTGCAGCGTCTAGTACAACCTTATCTTTAGGAAATGCCGCCTATATGTGTTCTGAGATTTTATCCATTAGTAAATCACAACATCCTCATTTTTGTAAAGAGACAGGTTCGCTGTATGAAATTACACTCGCATTTCAAATCTTAAATCCTACACAAAATCCGACTTCTCCTGAATTTATTTTACTTACACGCCCCATTATATTTACAGAATCTAATTGGGATTCTAATCCACTGTGGAATGCCATTGATAGAGCGGCACTGAATAGAAGCAGTGAATCTGTTAATTTTAATCTTAAATCTCTTTTTGCGTATGAATCAGGGTCTCTTTTACCGGCAATTTCATACCAAACGTGTCTTCCAGTGAAACTACGTAACTATCAATCTGGATCACCCATAGGAAGTGTCAGATTTCGTGTATGCGTTGCGATGTCTCCCTTATATGTTAATGCAAATACGAACGGTCTAGGACTATGTAGAAATATATTAAAGTATACTCTTATAACTGAACCTAAACGAGTAATTGATATTTTTCCAGGAGTCTCTAATTCTACTCGTTTTCAGTTTCAAGATGGGTATGGTCAAGATAAATTTCCTGTAAATGACAATAATAACTATGTTCCATTGGAACCTGGTTCACGTATTAGTTCATTTTCAGATATTTTAGATAAATGTCAAATTATTGTTCCTAAAGAATTTGTAGGGAGATCTATCACAGATCTTTCATCTAAGACTCCTCCTATTCCAGTGTCCAAAGGTAAAAAACAGTACACGTGTTACAGAATTGACCCTTCTAAAGATATTAAGGATGATCAGATTATTGTAGATCCACAGACAGGTAAACCATTATCTTCTACTTTAAAAGATAGTGGTCTTAGTGAAACAGGAGCTAATTTAAATCTGGATGGTTCGAACATAGATACATCCAGTGTTGATGCTTCCGGTATAAAACCAGGTGATGTTCAGTTTATGGTTTTTATTCTTCTTACGTGCCTAGGTTCATTTATTCTTTTATCCTATTTTGCATTTGTAGTCTATACATTTATGATTAAAAAAGATCTAGGAAACGGATTATTACATACAGGTGGTTTTATCACAGCACTTATATCGTTAATTCTCTTTGGTATTTTCTTTGGATCTAAATAGCATAGATGGTAGAGACACTCAATCCATTTCTTATTTGGCTAATCTGTGTAGGAATTGGAGCCATTCTTATAGGATTTTTAATTAAACAAGGATATATTGAAAAAGTGATTGAAGTACTCCGTTCACGTGAAGGATTTCAAGCTGCAGATATAGATCTTACACTCTCCTCGTGTCCACCTGATTCTACCTCCTACACAACAGCAGGTGGAGATACTGAATGTTGCACTGGAGATATCGTAAATAATAAATGTAATGGTACAGTGAAATGTAGTCTTTCACCTAAACCAAGCGGAGGAATTGTTACATGTTCAAGTTGGATGTCAAGTGAATGGAAATCACGCGCAACAAAATTTTGTCCTTCAGCTCTTCCCTATTATTATGGTCCTCTTAACAGGAAAAGTGATAGCGTAGAAGGTTGTTCAGATCAACAGCCTAATTCTAAAGGAGATGCTCCTAATTCAGGCATTGCAAAAAAGTGTAAGATTTATTCTACCAGTGAAGGTGAATATGGAAAAGAAGATAGTTGCTTAAATATAAAAGGACTTGAATCTGTAAAATGTCCTACAAATGAGTCTGAAAAGTCAATTATTGAATCTGATTCAAAATTACCGGCTCTATTTGCCTGTTCATATACAGCACCCAATCAATCCTCTCCTGTACCTATTCTATGTTATGATCCTGAGCGTGCAAAACTGTATATGAAGGATAAATTGGGAGGTGAATGGCAGGCCAAACTGAAGGAGAAGGGTTTATCATTGGATACAATGTTAGCCTTGTGTGATACCAGCCGAAAATATTATATAGATGGATCCATCAAGGCAACCGATGTGCGATTTTAGTAAAAAAATTGAATTTGTTGTTACTTAATTAAGGTTAACTAAATGGCCACTATCGTATTCAAAGATCTTAAGTGTGAACATTATAAGTCCATACGTGATATCTTTTTAGAAACATTTGAGGAATCTGATTTAGTAATGTTAGGTTCTTCTTGGAAAGAACGAACTAAGGAAAAAAGTATTGGTGCATTTACACGTGAAGGAGATCTTTTAGGATTTATTATTATAACAGGTACCTATGTAGACTATTTAGCAGTACATCCACTCTTTCAAAAACTGAAACTTGGAACAAAGTTACTACGTTACAGTTTAGATCGATGTATTGAGGAAGGAGGATACTTGTATTTGGACTATCCAATAGGAAGAACAGATGTAAGAGATTGGTATATTCGTAATGGGTTTTCATTAACCTCCTTAAAAGGAAGAATAGGTCTTGTCTTTCATACGCATAAAACACGATCTACTTCCTAGAAAATCCAAAGAGTATACCTATGATAATTACTGTTACTAATATACAGACACTCGTTATCCGAATACATAATTGATATTTTTTGTAAAAGGGTATACGTAATTCTACTATAGATTCTTCTAGTGCTAAAATACGATTGTGGAGTGTTTGAAGATCAATCTGTGTGGATTGATTCATTTCAAATCTATTGAGTCTATAGTTATTCTGAAGTATTTATATTAGATTTAAATAAGACACTCGCTCTCTCTCCTAAAGGTTCTGATACAAGTACTTCTTTTTCATCTAGACCCGTATTCATTGACTGGTACTGATTATCAGTATCTTGGTCGTGAGATGTAAAATCCATCATATCATATTCAACATCTGCCTGACCTCCTGATTCTAATTGAATCATTGAATCAGGTCTCTGAGGCATTGCAAACTCTTTTACGGGTGACTTTAGTGTAGGATCTGATTTAAGAACTGTACCAATCTGATTTTGATGATGATGTAAATAGATTCCTCCAATTATAAGAAACGTTGAAATTGCAACATATTTATCATAGGAGGCTGAAGCAAGAATGAGTAAGATTGCAGCAATGCGCATAGGAAGTGTATCAAGCGCTGTACCAAGTGATTGAGCAATTGTAGGTACGGCTAAAAAGACAAGTAATAATACAATAACTAGACCTAATTGGACTGGATTGACCTCCATTTCTAAAGGCAATGGGGGTTTTCTTTGGTCTAAAATTGACTCTGTAGAAAATCTGATCCTCTATCAAATGTCTGAATCTTCACGTGTTCTCACAACTCACGGTTATGCTATTTTAAAGTCATCGCTTAGTTCTGAACTTGAAACTAAAATTCGAAAGGAACTTACAGTCAAACCACATAGCTTTTCAAAATATGGTGACGATGCTCTAGAATTTCCAGTATTTCTTGAATCAGCTACACGACTGTATTTACCTAGAGTCTGGGCACGTGAAAATATTGGAAAAGAAGAGTCTTCCGTTATAACTGATGGAGTTTCTTTACCAACAAATCTTAACTTTATTGGAAAACCCTATGACTATCAAGAAGGAATTATTAATCTTTTTATGAAATCGGATGCAAATGGTCTAATCTGTGTACCGTGCGGTAAGGGAAAAACATTTATGGCATTAGCTATTGCCTATCGTCTTAAAAAACGATTCTTTGTCATCGTAGATAAGGAGTTTCTTTTGGATCAGTGGGCCGGAGAGATGAGTGCTTTATTGCCTGGAATTCGTATTGGTCGCTTCCAAGCCGGTACAATGGAAGTAGATCCAGATAATTATGATTGTACAATTTGTATGATTCAAACAATTGTACAACGACAGATTCCTGAATCTGTTTTGCGTTCGTATGGATTTACCATCTTTGATGAGTGTCATCACTTAGGTGCAAAGCACTTCAGTAAAGTACTTTCAAAAATTCAGACTAAACATATGTTAGGTCTTAGTGCTACTCCGACACGTGAGGATGGATTAACCAAAGTATTTGAATGGAGTTTAGGTAAACCTGTATACTGGGAGAAGAAACGAGAAGCAGATGAGACTGTAGAAGTTCAAATTCTGAGATATGAAGATGATGATCCGCTCTATTGCGATGTACCCACAAACTTTCGAGGAGAAGTGATTTTAGCACGACTATTAACACAAGTAGTACAATGTACAAAACGAAATCTCTTTATTGCTGACAAATTGAAAGAGTTGATTAAAGAACCCAGTAGACGTATACTTGTTCTAAGTGAGCGTATTGGACATTTAGAAATGCTTGAAGCCTTAATGAAACCAACCGGTGCTGTAATGGGATATTACATTGGAGGAATGAAAACAGCAACTCGTGAACTTGCAGCCACATCGGCGCAGATTTTGTGGGCAACCTATGCGATGGCAAGCGAAGCAATGAATATTAAAACACTAAATTGCGTGTTAATGGCAAGTCCTCGCCGGAAGATTGAGCAAAGTATAGGTCGTATTCTACGTCAAAGACCTGAAGAACGAACCGTAGCACCTTTGATTTTGGATCTAGTGGATGGACATTCTCCACTTGCTGGACAGTCTCGTCAACGCATCTTGTTTTACAAGAAATGCGGTTACAAGATTAAAGATGGTGAAGAAATTGTTAAATCCAGTCAACCTTCTAAGGATTTTACTGAATACGCGTTTGTAGAAGATTAAGAGCGCATACAAACCTTACGATTCTTCTTAGTCTTACGAGTCTTCTTGGACTTGCGGCTTTTCTTATATACGTTTCTGCGTTTACCTGCAGTTTGAACGCACGCCTTGCTAATTAATTTAGCATCCATCGGTTGATTGAGTAGCAGAGGAGCTCCAACTGAATTAGTCCATTGACTAGGAGACTGTGTATATCTGGCTGTGGGTGCTTCATAAACACCCATATCAGATGCTCCTAGTAGACCTACTCCCCCTTTTTGATGATTTAGAGGGTTAACATAATTAGGAGTACAGGCAATTTTATCAATCTGTGGTAATCCAGCGATGGTGGGTGCAAAAAGATTATTAGTATACGCACCGCCTTTCATGCCGGGTAGCCCACCCGTATTTTGGAAAGCAATTTGGCCAGGTCTGGGGACAGTTAGACAAGAATCATAGACTTTGTTTTCAGCAATCCAATTGACACTTGGTGAAAGTTGACCATAGGGTGACCATCCTGATCCAGCATTACCTCCTTTGAGATTCTTTCTATTTTTTCTTGAGTACATCCTTTCTGTTATAGATTCTTATTTTTACTTGGAAGGTCTATGTTCGTATAAATCAGGGGTCATCCAATATTCCCAATCAGTTACGATAATTCGTTTAATTACAGGAGCCTCAGGAACATTCACAGATTCTGCATAGATCGTTTTTTTTTTGGCTTCCTCTGCTTCAGCAGCAAGTCTTTGCTTTTCGGCTTCTTCTGCCGCAGCAACTCTTTGCTTTTCAGCTTCTTCAGCAGCAACTCGTTGTCTCTCAGCTTCTTCAGCAGCAACTCGCTGAGCTTCTTCAGCAGCAACTCTTTGCTTTTCGGCTTCTTCTGCCGCAGCTTGTGCCGCAGCAGCCTCTGCCGCAACTCGCTGAGCTTCCTCTGCTTCAACTCGTTGTCTCTCAGCTTCTTCAGCAGCAACTCGCTGAGCTTGTTCAGCAGCAGCCTCAGCAGCAACTCGTTGAGCTTCCTCAGCTGTAACAGCTTCAGCAGCAACTCTTTGCTTTTCGGCTTCCTCTGCCGCAGCTTGAGCCGCAGCAGCTTCAGCAGCAACTCTTTGCTTTTCGGCTTCCTCTGCCGCAGCAGCTTCAGCAGCAACTCGTTGAGCTTCCTCTGCTGCAACTCGTTGAGCTTCCTCTGCTGCAATTCGTTGTCTCTCAGCTTCTTCTGCCGCAGCTTGAGCTGCAGCAGCTTCAGCAGCAATTCTTTGCTTTTCAGCTTCCTCAGCAGAAGCAGCCTCAGCAGCAACTCGCTGAGCTTCTTCTGCCGCAGCAGCTTCAGCAGCAACTCGCTGAGCTTCCTCAGCAGCAACTCGCTGAGCTTCTTCTGCCGCAGCAGCTTCAGCAGCAACTCGTTGAGCTTCCTCAGCAGCAACTCGTTGAGCTTCCTCTGCTGCAGCAGCTTCAGCAGCAACTCGTTGTCTCTCGGCTTCCTCAGCAGCAACTCGTTGTCTTTCAGCTTCTTCTGCCGCAGCAGCCTCAGCAGCAACTCGCTGAGCTTCCTCTGCTGCCGCAGCCTCAGCAGCAACTCGTTGAGCTTCCTCTGCTGCAGCAGCTTCAGCAGCAACTCGTTGTCTCTCGGCTTCCTCTGCTGCAGCAGCTTCAGCAGCAATTCTTTGCTTTTCAGCTTCCTCAGCAGAAGCAGCCTCAGCAGCAACTCGCTGAGCTTCTTC